GGTGTGATGAATCCAGTAAAATCAAGGGTTTCTAATGGCAAATGTAGGAGTAACATATGAATGACTTAGCACAGCCTAAATGTTACTCCTACTAACACCTCTTACTTATTGATCAAATATTCCTGTAGCGCATCCCTGGTTTCTTTCATCTTATCGATGCCGTTTCCGGTAATTTCATGATTGATGATGACCAGCAAACACTGGAGAATCTTCCGGTTGGTTTCCTCAGAATTTTTTAAACGCCGATTGTCATTATCAAGAAGCTCTGAATGTTTCTTGACAGTAAGCCTAAGATCTTCGTTCGGCTTTCGGAGTTCTTTAATAATCTTCCAGATACCCCAAATACCGCCTACAATCGTGCAAAACCAAATAATCTGATCACTCGTGATTGTGAACCCCATCTACATTATCCTCCTCGGAATTATTCTTTCCTTCAATAAACTGTGTAAATGCCTGATGCAGTCCAGTGGAAGCCAGCCCCATAACAGCTCCGTAGACGATTGATTCAATAGAGAATCCGCTTACGAACCCATTCAGAATGGCACCGATCACCGCCAGAATACACGGAATATCAGTGTTTGGAATCTTGTTTAAAAAAGTCGCGTGTTTGATGATATATCCTACCACCAGACAAGCGACCATGACTACCAGTACGAAATGTTCAGTTAATGTTGTAAAATCCATTGTTGAAATCCTCCTTAAATGTCTTCTGCTCCCTTGAATTCGGGGAGAGTCTTGAGATATTCATACGCTGCTTCTACCGTCATATCCCATTTATCAGTAGTTTCATATGTAACGACTTTCTGGTACGGTTCACTGATGTCACCACTCTTTTCTCTGTCCCTGATTAAGTCAGACACAAGAGATGCCACTGATATGGAACTATGGCTATTCACAACGTTGAATACGTATAAAATTCGATGGTATTCCGTAATAACGCCATCGTCCTGTGTTATTTTCTTTTTTAACGCCATAAACGTCCTCCTATGAGAATGTGATTTTTATACTTGCGGTAATGGAACACACGTCATTAACCGTAGCATTGACTGTGTTTCCAAATGTAGCTACGATATTGACTCCGCATCCGCTTCCGACTATAGCAGCTCTAAACGAAGACGGATTTACAGAATTACTTGCCGAACTACTATAAAGATACTTTCCATTTTGACGGATAGTTAACCCATTAACACTCGCAACACTGACGGAGCCCCCTGCAACGATTGGTCTGGATAACGGTACATACATCGCCACCTCTTTACCTCCGGTAGTGACATATCCTACTGCATAGATTGTCAGTGTGATTGAATCCCCCTTTGTGAAATATGGCTTGAAAGTATTTGAGGCCCCGAACCCAAGCTTAAGGTCATTTGGAGATGTAAGACTTTTTCCTGTGATATTTCCGTCCCAATCAACCGTAAGAGCGTTCGAACGTTCCGTGTCAGATGATCCGTTACCTATGATAAAAGGATAGTCACTTGAGATGTTGTATTTACCAATCAACAGCTGGTTATCGGAAATGTTTTTTAAATAATGTCCAATAGCTGTAGAATTTTTTCCTGAGACATCAGACGAATATCCAATAGCTACCGAACAATTTCCAGATACAGTATTACTACCGCCAATACGAACCGAATATCGGCCTTTTTCTTTTTTCGCTTCATCATTTGTATTGTAGTCTCCAAAAATTATATACGGATAACTACCTCCAGCATGTAATTCAAATTTTCCTGTATTGCCATTGCCAATCGTGTCCGCTAATGTTGTTGGATACATTTGTATACATCCGGTATTGAGTTTTAAAAAACCACTTCCCATACCATTTCCCATTGAGATCGTTTGTCCAAGTCGCACATAACTTCCTGAAATAACATCGGATTCAGAATCGCTATAATAAAGATCTACGCTGTTATTTTCGTTATTGGGTTTTAAATATAATTTTCCAAACTTCAAACTATTTTGAATCTCGCCATCTGAAATGTGGAATGTTTTACCGGTAATCCATGCTGTAGCATCAGAATCTGGCGTCACTTCCGTATTACTGGTGCCTTTAAACTGAATTGAATCATTAGTAATCTTCAATTTCAGATCATTCGATGACTCTCCAAGAATAATATCACCTTTATCAAAAGTAATATAATCCTGATGACTTGCTACCTCGGCGTTATCAGTGCTTATCAACTTATCCCAATTCAACTGCCAGCCCTCTACCGTCTGTTTAAATTCGGTAGAAGTTTTTGTGAGAACTTTCAAGTTGTCTGATATAGCAGTTACTTCATCCTGAGAAGCTTTAAGCTTGATTTCTTTTGCGTTATTCGAGATGGCCGTTTCAACATCGGATATTCTTTTTTTAAAGTCTTCCGGAGCCGGTGTCCAGTCGGTGGCGACAGTGCCTTTTTCGAGCTTGACGTTTCGAATATATAAGTCTGACTGTATGTTTCCATGTACACCAAACAAAATATAAGAAAGTTCATAAGTGTTTGGTATTGTGAAGGTAACAGAAGCCCTTTTAAATTCGTTAGTTGGAACAAATTCACTGTTGTCCGAATGATCGCCGACCCACCAAGCATTTGGATCGTCTTTAGGTAACCATATTTTTAAGAAAGGATTATGTTCGTCAGACGTTCCTTTCACATCGATACTAAATGTGATTGTATCGCCTTTTTTCAATCCTAAAGTAGTAAAATCCTTGAACACGAATAAAATACCATTGTTTAAATTACCGGCGTTCGGAGTCACTATATGATAACCAATATCCTCATATTTCTCTGTGTCGATTGAATTACAGCCATTAACGCTATCACACGTTAACTGTTCGCCGACGAGTGAAGAGTGTTTGAATAAGTTCCTACCGCCTACCATCAGACTGTCAAGTGTGCTACTTATACTATAAGACGTAGAAGTTGTATTATCAGTATACGTAATAACGGTCCTTGTCCATAAATAAGGTGTTGCTATATCAGTCTTTGGCGGAGAACTCAACCAAGTACCGGTTGGGGCTTTCGTCTGAGACGCGCTAAGCTGATATGTGATCGCCGTAGATTTAATACCTTTACCAGAAGCTCCGGTGTCCCCCTTGGCTCCAGCGATACAAACTCCATTTTGACTTGGGGTATAGGTCTTGTTGCCAGCACCATCCACTTTCACGGTACGGCTCCACATATACTTACCATTTACCCAAGTAGGAGCTGTTGTGGTCCAGAAACCGCCAGATAAAGCTGTTTGGGATGCAGACAGGTAATATTCCTGATAAGTGTCAGCAATAGCATCTTCTGGTGCTGGCGTCCAGTCTGTTGCTACGTTTCCAATTTCTGCTTTAGGTGAACTAAACCATGCCGTGCTTGTTTTTCCAGCTCTAGCGTACAATGTAAAATTAAAATCGGCTTGAGTTGAATCGCTTGGAATAGTGAATGATGCATATAGGTAATTCCATCCGACTTTGAGTTTATCAGCATCTGGCACATAGTAAGGATATTTTGTATCTGGATTAAACCATTTAGTATTTCCTTCATGCGTATATACAATTCGAAACTCATATCCGTCTACTTGTTTAGATTTTTCAACATAAACCCACATTGAAATCGTAATTGTTTTACCAATAACATCCGATAAATTCCAGGATTGAGTCAAAGATGAAATACTGACATATTTGATAGTGCCTGTTGCTCCGTTAGTATTGTCAACTGTTAATTTTACTGAGTTATTTTTATATTTTATGTATGTGTTATTAACATTAGGTTGATTATCAAAGGAGCTCCCACGCAGCATATTCCTACCACCAACCTGTAGTCCATCAATTTTGCTATTTGCACTATCAGCTGTTTTCTGAGCATTATTCGCTTTATTCCAGGCCTCTTTCGCTGCTTCATAGCTGCTAGACTTGGATACTTCGGAATATTTCAGTGTCCCATTACTCAGAACCGTCTGATCGACAAAATATAATGTACTGGTAGATCCAGAAGTATAAGACGGTTCAGTTTTACTCCAGTTACTACCAATAACAGCCCCATCCGCTGGTTTGGATGGAGCCGCTAATGTAGAGGACTGAAGCAGATAATATCGCACCACTTTGTCGACAGATATAATTTTATAGAGAGTTATCTCAGCTTTGGCTTTTACTGCCATCGCCTGGCACCTCCTTATCCCTCAAGCTGACAAGTATATGCCTGAGTATTATCTACATCGTTTGCTGATACAGTAAGCGTTTTAGCAGTGGCAACTGCTGTGTCGCTACCAACCTTATACCATTTGATAGTACCAAGTCCGGAAACAGTGCCGTTATCAGCGACAGTCTGTTCAACTGCTCCTTTATATACATGTGCGGTCAGAACTGTTGATCCGGAATTGTTCTTAAATACTGTTCCATTGGAAGATGTGATTGACACTGTGATAGCATCAGCTCCGGCGGCTCCAGTATTACCCTGCTTCGCAACACTGTACTGGGTTGCTGTTCCACCATTCGTATATGTAAAGACTGTTTTTGTCCACAGATACTGTCCAGGACTTACGGAAGGTGGAGTATTCTGCCATCCAGATGTCGGCGCTGAGGTATTTGAGCTAGAGGACGCATATGTAATGTCGGCTTTGGAGATTCCATTACCAGTAGCACCTGTATTACCTTTGTCGCCCTGGACACCTTTGATATTACCCGCATAAACCCACTTAGCATTTGTGGCATTACCTGCAACTGTACACTTGTATGTATTTCCGGTGGAGGTGTTAAGGTACATATCATTAACTCTGGCATTTGCAACACCTGAATCGGCAAATGCTGTAGCTGTAGTAGAAGTGCCTGTGATGCCTGTGCCAGCATACCACTGAGATCCGGTTGTACCAGTTGCACCAGTAGATCCCTGCTTAGCAACACTATAACTTACAGAAGTTGAGTTATCGGTATATGTGGTAGTGACTCTTGTCCACAGATACTGTCCTTGAGCTACAGAGGGAATTGATGTGGACCAACCTGATGTCGGTGGTGTTGTGTTACCAGTGGATGCAACATACTCAGTAACAGGCGTTCCTTTAATCCCCTTACCTGTTGCACCAGTGTTACCAGTTCGAGCAACTGCAAATGAGAATTTCTTATTAATTGTGATACCATCAACAGATACCGGAATAGTAGCTTCACAAGCAGCATTTACAGTCGCAGTGGTGGTGAATTTGATTGTTACTTTTGATGTACCGCTATTGGATACCGCTGCACTGATGCCAGTCGGGCATACGATTGATTTGGCGTCTACGGTCACTACAGAGCACTGATTGTTACCACAGAAAGCGACTGCCTCGGTGGTGCATGACTGATTGGCGCCTACACCTCCCGTGCCACCAACGAAAGTGTACGCTTCACTTGTGAGCATAACTGAATACGCATCTGTAATATCGACAAGGGTAATCTGATTACCAGCTTTAATTGCCATGTTGTTTTCCTCCTTGAATTTGAAATTCTTTTTGCTTTCATCGGTTAATCCATCAGGAAACGTGAGCTGAATTGAATAATCGTCATCAAAGGTTATCGTTTTTAAACCATTTTGAGAAGCATTACTCAACTCAACCTCTTTCAGATATGTTCCGTCAGAATTGAAATATCGTATTTTATGAGCCGGAAGTTGGTTTTCAGTGGATAAACCATATACATATTGTGTATTTTTCTTAACCGGAATATAGTTCGTGAATATGGAGTTGGGATGAGCGGTTCCTTCGGAGAACGTATCTTCCGGAGCCGGAGTCCAGTCAGTAGCGACGGTGCCGAGTTCGAGTTTCAGATCTTTTATTAACCATGCAGTTTGGCTACCCGCATTTTCCGGTTGACACTGTACGCCAATACCGAACTGCCCAGTTTCATTAAGTACGAAAGTTTTTGATATCGTCAACCAGGTATCTTGCTGCGGTTTATAGATCGTTGCTTCAATGTCATGATATCCCCCAACGATAAAGTTATTGGATAACATAAACGAACTATTGGTATTAGTGGAGGTGGTCTCGGCAGATATCAATTTCGCTTGCATGGACGCGGTTACTTTTTTACCAATATAGTCAATCAAATCAGTATAATAGCAGCAATGCCAGCCATGCACAGCGGTAATTTTATATGCGTGTGTTTCTTCGGAGTATTGATAAAGCTTTCCTAACCAGCCATATTCTTTCCATTGGCGGATGTCGCCATTAGACGAGCCGACTATTAAATTCCTACCGCCTGACATTAAATACCCATTGTTCCAAACTCCATCAAAAATGTTGACTAACATAGCTTAACCACCACGCATTTTTTTTTTTTTTGACAACAAAGTGAACCTCCTTTTGAAATTTACGCATAAAAAATAGACCCAACCCTTGTAATAAGAATTGAGTCCATTAAATATATCTATTCAGTGTTGTTTTAATTAGATACCGTCTTCATCCTCGGCATCGGTGTCTCTTGGATTTGGGAACCAAACTACCTGATTAACTTCGATATCACCAGATACTCCGAATACTGACCCGTTATTCGGCATGGTTATTGTCCTGAGCTTATCATCAATGGCGAATACCATGAGTTGCTATGTTTTATCCATATCTCCCTCCTATGCAATCAATTCACATCTGAAATCAGTTTTCACATCGACGTCATCTGGCGACAGCACAAACTGAAAGCCTTCATTCCTGAGTCTTGAATCAGTCGATGATATCACTCCGTATACTTCATCGTCAAGTCGCTGCCAATACCACTGAAGATATGCTGAAAAGCCAAACACCTCTCTCATACGTTCTGGATCTTCTACTCTATCTTTTCCGTGGTAGATGATGACCGATAATATAGTCGACACGCTGTTGTTTTTAAATGCCGTTCCCTTAGACGACTCAATGCTTAGGAATGTAGTGATTTCATCTCGTACATCGTCGATATCATCTTTCGTAGCAACTGACTTAGAGGCTACTTTAAAACTACTCGCTTCAATATTCAGTTCGCCAGTAACCGTATTAAAATCAAAAAAAGAGTTCTTACCGATAAGTTTGAAGCTTCCATCTGCATATGCTTGCAGAGGAGATTCGTTCTTTCCGGTAAGAGCTCCATCGCCCATTCCGATACCTGTTGTCGATATGTAAATACCACTCGTAGGGTCTTTTATAGATTCTTTTCCGCTATAAATAGCATCACCATTCATATCAAAGCCGGCAATTTTTGCTTTGAATGCCGAAAGATCTATGACATCTATGGATGCCGCCTGAATCTTTTGACTGTTAACATCGGCTTCTGATACACCATTTGCGAGATTAATAGCTTTTACAATAGAGTCTTCTCCATCAGGACCCGTGATGATAAGCCGATCTGTTTTAATCGTACCGGCAGTAATAGTGTCTGCGTTGATGGACTTGATTTTTGCTGCTTCGATGCTGGCATCAGCAATTTTCACATTGGTAATTGCACCATCATGGATAGCCGCTGATCCTATGGAACCATCTTTAATAATTCCATTTTGAATCCATGCATTATTTACATTAGCGAGATCAATGTCTGCTTTCTTTGCGACCAGCTCATCTGTTTGGGTCTGCTTGACTTCAAGAGAATTGATTCGACCTTTCTCTGCATTGAAATCGATAACGTCAACCTTACCAGCGACCAACCGTGAGATTTCAGCAGTGTCTGACTTCAGGTTTTTAATATCCACCTCATTGGCTTCCAACCTGCCAGTGACTTCTGCATTCTTAGCCTTTAAATCTCTAATATCTGCTGTAGCGGCACTGAGATTCTTTATCGTAGCATAATTCGCTTCAACAACTTCAGCATCTATTTTCGTAGATTTAAGGTTGTCTATCTCAGCTGAATTGGCTTGCAAAGTTCCTTTTATCTCAACATTATCTGCTTTCAGATCTTTGATATCTGCTGAGTCTGCAGTAAGCTGCTTTTTGATTGTTATATTATCAGCTACCAGATCATCGATTCGGCCTTTTTGTACCTCCAAATCTTTAATGGTAGCTTTATCAGCCACCACGTTCTCAAACTCTGTGACTTTTTTATTCAGATCGTCAACATCACCGCTTCGAGCCGCTGGACTGGATACATTACCGGTAACGACTGCGGTATGTTTACCAACAGATACCCGGACTCTTTCGCCAACATTAACTGCAACTATTGATGTATATGGAGTAAGTAATTCAGACCCGTCTAATCGGACGTACCTTACTCCGCCGTTCTCAACAATAGTGCCGTAGAGGGTTGTCTCTTCGACTTGATCTTTATTATCATTCGTAGCTTTTACAAACTGCGAAATCAGATCTTTTGATAACGCCATTTGACATCACCTCCATAGATTTGTAGTAAACACAGCTGTTTCTGTTACTTTGCAGCCTGGTGTACACTCTATGGACTGCTTTGTTACTTTCGCTTTAATGTCAATCAATCCAGCTCTTTCATAATTCAGTCGGACACAATCGTACAGACGTACCGGACAATATCCATGCGAATACGACAAGGTATACTCAACTGATGAAAGCTGAGACAATAAAGTGGTTGCATAATCTTTGATCTGACGATCGGTAGGTTCTCCAGCAAGCTGTAAATCAGTAACACGGTGAATTATTTCGCGACCCCTGTTAACAGTTGATGTGGGACTATTCGGATCATTATTAACAACCCTTGCGTAATAATTATCGTGGCTTCCGGAATAAAGGACTTCTACGACGTTCGGTATCCCATAAATATCGTGTTCTAAGCTGGTATCAGGATATAGAATTGAACTGTTATCGTCCGTATATGTCCAAACAGGCTGTAAAGAAGCCGCGTCCTGATCCGGAAGGAAAAGAACACGGCCCATTTCATCAAGTCCTAAATTGTATTTGGCATTTGCAACAAGATCTTTCGTGAACGTTAGCCAGGAATCACTCGTGTTTGCCACAAAATCATTGTAGAGTTTATCGGTGGCAGTTGTTTCAACTACCGGAGCACGCATATTATCACGAAGGATTTTGTATGCATTGCTCATAACATTTCCGCCCTTTAAAATTGAATACCCAATAGGCGGAGGATTTTCTTTTAACTCCAATAATGGAGTATAAGCGTCGATGGACACCTTCTGATATCTCCCATCGAAATTGGATTTCGGTGTTTGTACCAAGAAAGTGCCCATTGGAAACTTCTCTTTTATTCCATTTTGAATTGTTATGAGATACACTCGTATGTAGCATTCACCGAGCAAACTACTCATGTCAAATGTCGCCGATCCAAGCGTATCCGCGTCTGAATCCCACTCAATGTTGCTTTGTATTACATCGGTAAGTTGGGTTTTATCACACCAAGACCCAGGATCTACCATGTAATACTCGAAAGTTTGTTCCATGGACTGAGTCCAATCTGGCATGTTAAATACCTCCCTCTACTCTCGTGATATCCAGCGATACCGGAATTGATACTTCGCAATGCGTCTGACTGATCGATACCGAAATAGATGCCCAATAACCGCTTCCAGACGGCTCTCGCACATAAACATCTCCTGTATAGATTGCAAGTCTTCGTAAAGCGTATAAAGTTTCTGTATCGTATCTCGGAATTTCAACTTTCCAGGATGAGGTTTCTCCAAGCTGTGTACCATAGTAGGATACCGGACGCTTTCGCCCGATGTATTCCACCACTGATACATCAACTCCATTTTTATCAGACACATCAAGGTTATACGGTAACCGAACTAATGATCCGGACCATGATGGCTCTTCTGGAATATCAGCTTCATCCACATCCGAAGTTATCAAATCAGACCATGTCTCATCCCATTGAATAATAGCTGCCACTTCTTTGATCGGGTATCCCGGAGGATCGTAATAACTTACCGCACCAGTATCATCCGTTATCGCGACAATTCTGTATCTGGCGTAATCTAATGATGGATGCGGATCAGTAACATAAATGTTTTCTGTATTCTCAAGACCGCTGGCTATTTCAATGAGTTCGCCAGTATAATCTCTTCGGTATACAGCCAAAGTAACATTCTGGATTGGATTTCCGTCTTCATCTATACAGTATGGTCTGATATAACATGAGTACGTATCTTCATCATATCCAATATCGGCATTAATACCGTAGTTCCGATCGGTCCAAGCTACATCGAATTCCAGCTCATCACTAGCAGTAAGTCCAGAATCTAATGAAACTGTGCATGAAACTCTGTATGTGATATTATTTTCCAGATCAATATTTCCAGCTGATAATTCAACCATTAAGTCCTGATCTGTATCAAAGAACTTCGAATATACTTCCTCACCTCGGCTTATGATCGTGTTATTTCCGGTACGATCACTGGTGCTGTATGTCTGAGTCGAAACAATTGAAAGATGATATCCAAGTACATTTTGAGTTACCGGACTGGCTTCCCCTTTTATATATAAGGGAAACGACTCAAGAGTCTCTATATCAGACCCCGCTGAATCGACCATATTGAGCTGTAGCGTTGGTACTGCGTACACATTGATCGTTCGCTGAACTGACCAGTCCCCATATTTTCCGGTAACACCGGCTGTTCGAACACGCCATAATATTTTGGTTCCCTCTGAATAAGCAGACGTGCTCAAGGTTTTATAACTGGTGTCGTCGATGTGATCTCCAGTTTTTGTATTCTTGATGGTTTCAGTCTTTTTCACACCATCAATCACTGTTTCAAGCTGAGCATAGGTCTGACTCGAATTGTCTTCTGAATTATGAACCCAGTATAATCTGACACTCTCTCCCACTGTTGCCGTTGTGGTAGATGACCATGTGGTTGGAGCTGCCGGTAATTTACCGAGTTTCAGAGATTTAACAGCAGTCCATCCAGATACCTGATCATTACTGTTGTAAGCTCGAACTCTGAAAAAATACTGATATCCTGTTTCGATACCGGTGATTTCGGTGTGTGTAACCCCCTCAACAGTTCTGGTATGAACCTGATCTGGATTGCTCGCAAAGTAGGTTCTGTTTGTAGTATACTGCACCTCATACTTTGTACAATTATGCACGCTATACCAGCTTAAAGTTACTCCCGTATCTGATAAAGCTTTCAGAGTTCTGATTGCTTTTGGGGTAGCCGGACTCGAAGAAGCACTGGATGAATAATCAGACCAGTCACTGTGTAGTTTACCTCTCCAAGCACGGCATTTCACTTTGTAATCTGCGCCAACAGCCAATGTGCATGACCATGACGCAGAGTTACTGATAATTTTGGCTTTTCCGGATTTATACCTGGACTTATCGTTTTTTACAACATAAAATTCGATATATGTTCCATGAACATCCAGGTTATCCAGTCTAGCTGTAAGTTTCTGTTTGCTTACAGTAACCGTAGGCGCAGAAGGTTTCGTTGGCGGATTCGCAGAAAAACTGTATTTTTTAAGTTTTGACCATTGTGCTGTCCACCATAGACAATCGTTCCCGTTAACTTTTCGAGTATTGGCAATAGGCTGAACTTTGACACTGACCGCAGCCGCATTTGAAGGAGCGGTGTATGTAGCTTTCGGATGAGTTGTTGTGGATTCATCGCCGATGAAAGTCGTACCGTTTGAAGTACGGTAATACCAAATTACTTTATACTCTTTTGTACTATTTTCCTGCCCCCACTGCCATTCAATGTAAACAGTCCTATCCGTCCCCTGCTGGAGACCAATTTTATTAATGCTGACACTGGAATTAAAATTCGTGGTCGCATTCGCATAGTTATCGGTAAAGTCATCTGACAAAATCATCGCCTCCTTCCTACTGTTGCTGCTCTAACAAGTGTTTCTACAGCTTCAGAAATTTCACTGTCATTGTCATATGTGATTCCGTTGATGCTGTTATAAGTGTTACCAACACTTTTAAGACTTTTTTCAAGTTTACCAATCGCTCGTACTACTTCCTCAGAATTTCCATTTTGACGGTTTCGGTTTGATAAATTACCAATAGCTCTTAAAGTTGCTAAAGGAGTGAATGATGGATCTGAAAACAGATCATTCATTTGTCCGGCTCCCGCCTTTACATTCGTGAGGTCCAGCACCGGTCTGATAGTCGGTGAAGTGTCCATATCGGAATCAACCAAGTCATTCATACCGGATAATGCTTTACGGATTGATGCAAACGCGGTTTCACCCATGTTCTGTCCAGCATCATAGGTCTTTGATTCCATAGCATTCATACCAATGATCAAACCTTCACCAAGCCATTTACCAGCCTGAATCGTAAGTTTTGACGGTGAATGGGATTTCTGACCTGCTTTCTCACCTCTTACAGCAGCCTGTCCAAGTGCATAACCCGCGTTATACACAGAATTCTGCATAGCATTCATACCAATCACAAGACCTGACCCAAGGTTAATACCGTTCATATAGAAATTTGTATATGCCTGACTAACCCCATAAGCAGACGCTGTGCCGAGATACGTGGCAGCATTTACAGCCTGTGTAGTCTGTGCCTGAATACCAAGAGCAAATGCTGAGATAAGCGCAACACCAATTCTCTGGAATTCTTTTTCTTTTGAAGACATTGCTGTCTCCATGGAGTCAACGACTTTCGCTGCTGACGATGTAACCGCTGATGTTTTGGACTTCATTCCCTTGGCCAATGACGACGTAAGTGTGCTTCCGACGTTTCGTACATCGGAGGAGGAATCCTTGAATGCATTCATGAATCCCTTGACGTTTGTTTCCGCAAGTGTATCAATAGCCTGTACAAACGTTCCAACGCCATTTGCTCTTACAGAATCCGTGGCATTAACTGCTTCAACAAGACTCTTAACTGCTTCTGAAGCACCGGATACCTTTTCCGGATTCACGTCTGTTAAAGTTTTTGAGTAGTCATTCAATCCTGTTCCAAAGGATTTCAGCTGTCCGGCAAGTTTTGAAAGATCTTTGTTACCGGTTATCATTCCGAATAAACCACCACTCTTCGGAAGCGCATCGTTAAGTGCAACTAAGGCTTTGGCCGCTTTTGCAGACGCAAGAATATCCTCAGCATTAATTCCTTTTACGGTATTTGCATAAGCAACTATGGCTTTACCAAAGGCCTGTAACTGTGAACCAAATTTTGAGAACGAAGCGTCTCCCGAAAGAAATGCAGTTACTGCACTGATTATCTCAGTTCCGGTCAGTTTCAGAATCGCTCCGCATAATGAACTAACTCCTTTTCCGACAGACTCATCGATATTTTTTGCTCCTTCTATAAACGGCTTGGCATTTTTCATAAAGTCACCAAGATTCTTACCAAGATCTGGCAAAGTCTTACTGATATGAGCAGCTAAAGCAGTTAAACCAATAAGAGCCAATATCAGTGCCGAAAGGACCGCCACACCGATTAAAGCTGGTACAGCAACCGTACCAACAACAGCCAAAACGACACAGCATCCAGATAATGCTAATAAGAAAATAGATAAAGCCTTTACCATACCCAGAGCCTGATCAGGATCTAGGTCTTTTAACTGGTATAAAATAAATGCTAAAGCAGCTACGACCGCCGTAACCACAGCTAAAGAGACCAAACCAGGTAATGCCGCAGCACCAACAATACTCAGTAGTCCAAGTGTTACAGACATAGCAAGCAATAATATCGACAGTGACGCCGCTACAGCAAGTGAATTCTTTACTGGTAAATCACGAAGAAGATATAAAACACCAGCAAGTACCACTATAACTGCTGTAATAGCAATCAGACTGATGATAGAACCTGACGCCTTACTTCCAGCTAACTCCATGAGTGCAAACATTCCCATAAGCGCTCCTAAACATGCTGTTGCGATGGCAAGCTTAATCGAATCGATCAAGGATAATGCGGCTACTGCGGCAGCCATAACTCCTATAGCAACTGCCATAGCGATAACATTTCCTTTTACGTCATTCGCACCTTGCGTGGCTTTGATCATTCTCGTCATGATTATGCCAAGGACTGCGACTGCAATAACACCTTTTGCAAGTTGCTCCGTATCAACAAGGCCAAGCAGAACTGATATTCCGGCAAGAAGTCCAATCGCGACTGATACCGCAAGTAGTGTTCCAGCCAGTTTTACAGTTTCGCCACCTTTGGATGTAATTTTAATAAGAGCTGATAAAAATACCAAAAATGCCGCGGCAAATATTCCACCTTTTATCATTTCACCAGGATCAAGCTGACCTGCAAGTTTTACAACCCCAACCATGATCAACATTGAGAGTGATACGGATAACAACATTTTACCCAATCCATCGATTGAATTCCCACCTAAAAACTTACCTATAAGTTCCAGACCGACAATAAATGCCAAAAAAGCTCCTGCAAACTTGACACCATTTATCATATCGTCTGGACTCAACTGACCTGCAAGTTTTACAACCCCAATCATAAGCCCCATGGATACGACTATAGATTTGATCGTTTTACCAAGTGAATCAATATTATCGCCAGCGAGATACGATATGGCAGCCAGAACGATAACGAATCCGGTAAACACACCAGCAAATTCAAGTCCCTTATTAACTTCATCAGGTGATAACATGCTAAATAATTTGATAACACCCACAATTAATAGCATTGTTTTACCAATCTTGCTGACAGTTTTGCCCATTTTATCAACGTTCTTAGCCGCTTCCCCTTTCACCAACGCACCGTACAGCCCGACAATTCCCATAATACCAGTAAGCAGGAGCCCAGCGCTTGCCATTCCCTGATTTATCTCATCTTTGTCCAATTTACCAAGAATCTTAACTGACTCAGCCATGAGTAATATAGCAATACCTAAACCTGCTAATCCGGATTTCAAACCATCAATTTTAACTCCGCCTTTTCCGATAGACGCAGAAGCAGATGACAGCTTATCCATAACATAAGTCATCACGGCCAATACGCCAACTAAGATAAGCATGGCTTCTTCGGCATTGTGAAGTGCATCAGTATTGATTGTTGATAAAATGAACAATGATCCAGCAAGAATAGCAATTGCAATTGCCAAATCCTTAACACCCTCAGCACGGGTTTTGAACGCTTTAGCTTTGAGAACTTTTGAAAAACTCTTCACGACTTTGGCAACATTATTCAAAATTTTCGGAACTTTCTTTGTTGATTCCTCAAGAACTTCTCCGGCTCCAGAAAGAACCTTTCCAACTCCTTCAGCTGGACTAAGAGCTTTATCCACGATATCGGATAACCGTTTAAGCCCCAAAACAACGCCTACACCAATACCACTGGCTATGACACTGCTCCAGTTAACCCCTTGCAACTTATCAAGCATGTCAGATCCAAGATTCTTAAAGAAATCAACAATCTTATCTTTTCCAGATGTAAGACCGTTCCAAAGACCGGAAAGAGTGTACTCACCAACTTTCTCCATCTCTTTCGAAGGGGAATGAATACCAAGCACTTTCTTAATCGCTTTGAGAAGTCGGATACCAATGTTCGAAAGAATTTTGGGTATCTCTGTTTTACCTGAAGACAATCCGTTTTTGAATCCGGAAATAACATTTTTACCGACGTTTTTCATTCCTTTCGGAAGTTTGTTTTCAAGATATGCTACAAACTTTTCAAAACGCTTCAATACATCTTCAAACGATAATCCTTTCAAGGATTCCTTAAAACTATCCAGTTCCGCAGTGAATGCCTGAAATTCTGGAATCGTATCAAGATATTCCTTGAGTTTCTGAAACTGTTCGATGATGAATTTAATTCCTTCTCCGACCTTTGTAAACCCTTGCGTAAATGGATCTGTTTTCTTCAGCCATTTATCAAATTTCACCAGTAAGTCGCCAAGATCTGCTGTGAGATCCAGGGTATTCATACCAAATACACTAAGAACTGCATTGATGGCTTTGATTGAAAATTTCAAAGACCCTCCAAGGCATTGGCGAATGATATCCAATAAAGCAAAAAGACCGGCCAACGTCCTCGTAAGCTTGTCCCCGTTATCTTCTGTGAATTTCAAAAATTTCGAAGTGATTCGATGCATGTTTGCGATGATGTTATACAATGTCATTGCAGAAATCGGATCAAACACTTCCTGCCAAGCATTATGTATCTCAGTAAAAAGATTGATTAATGCGTTGCCCATATTGGCCACTGATCCATGAAGTAACTCTTTTCCACTCAGCTGATCGATATTATTAATAAGATCAGTGATTGGTATTCCCGTTTTCTCAGACTGTTTTTGTAATTCTTTGAGGGCTTTCACATCCTCTTTAGTAAGACCATTCTTTTTCAGCTCAGCATCTGACATTTTGAGAATTGACTCAATGGTCTTCTCCTGCTCTTTATTAAGATCCTCCTGAGAAGTGGTAAGTTCTTCAGTATACCGAAAAGAACATCCAAGTCGCTCATTAACTAAATTCTGTACTCTTGCCCAATCATATCCCTCAGACGCAAGCTTATCAAATCGTGGCTGTCCATTACCATAGTTACCTCGGATAACAGAGTCAACAATGTCTTTGTAATCACTTGTGGCATCTGTTACTTTCTGAATATTTTTAGCAAGATCACTGTATGGATTACCCATTGCAGCTTCCACGATAGCGTTACGTGCATCTGACGCTTTATTGATAAAACCGCCAAGAACATCGCTGACTTTGGTCCAAACTTCCTTGGCTTCTTCAAAATCTCCAACTATGAGCTGCCACGTTTTTGTCCATCCTGATCCAAGTGCTTCTTTTAATGTATCGATAAGCTGAGTGAATGTCTTAACTTTCGTAGCTGCGTCACCGGCGGTTTTGGCCATATCGGCCATTTCTTTAGCCTGTTCCTGGGTATATCCCTGATCAACAAATTTCTGGATAGCTGCGTTATATTCTTCCTGCGTATCAGCTGCTGTAGCAAACTGATCGAGTGTCTGGGTAAGAACATCAGTGGTAAGCCATTCATCCTGTAATGATTCTCTGAATGATCCCTGCGCTTCGATGGCAGCTTTAGCTCCGGTCTGCAGATGCTCAGAAGTTCGAATAAGGGCATCCTGAAATACCTGACCACCCATACCGGCGTTAACTACTGAGTTCCAGTCCATGAGCTGAACTTTGCCAGCGGCAAGCGCCTGGGATAACTGATACATTGCAGTGGATGCCTGCTGAGAAGTTGAACCAGAGACAGCCGCAAGATTGGCGATACCTTTAATCGCTGATACAGAGGCATCAAGTTTAACACCGGCCGCTGTAAACGTACCAATGTTACGAGTCATTTCCGTGAAGTTATAAATAGTCTTATCAGCATACGTGTTCAATTCATCAAGGGCTTTGTTGACAGTCTCAACATTCGTACCTTCTTTCTGGGTATTCGCCAGGATGGTCTGAACAGCATTCATCTGAGTCTCATACTCAGCAAATCCGTCTTTTACTGGATCAATGGTAATAGCATCTGTAAGCTGTTTACCGGCTGTCATGGCAGCATTTGTAATATTCTGCAATGCGGTAATACCGACGACTTGCATGGCTGACAATTTAGCCTGAACAGTTTCTACACCACTGCTCATACCTGAGAAATCAACTCTTTTAGCAGTATCCCCAATTTCCTCAAGGCCTTTGGAGGCTCCTGGGAAATGAAGTTTCGCTTTAAGTTTATCAAGAGTTGACATGGTGATCCGAGTATTTGCCTCGAAGTCTTTATTGTCAAACCGCATCTCGACGACTTTGCTGTCTATTGTTTCACTCATTTCTTAGTAACCTCCTTCCATGCATCATTGGCAATCTGATCAAAAATAGGCTGAATAGCAGGATTGATATAATCTCTTCCTTCTACCCAGCCCCCGGTTGCGGTAACATGTCCGTACTGCAAAATAATAGCGATTGGAACTCCTTTATTCACATTTGTATTATGGAATTCTATGGATACAGATCCATTTTGACGTTTTATCTCATAAGTCCATGAAGCGGCGGTCTTACCTGTGTCTACCGGCGTTGCAGACGAAAGGGCAGCCACACCAGCTCGCCCGTATTTATCCAGGTCGCCAATTCTGGCCGCTTCTTTTACTCTCTCAAGGAACTTTGAAAGTTTCGAGAAATCTCCCTTTTGTCTGAATTCAATCATGTATTACCTCGTTAGATTGCGATAAGATCTTTCCATGTATTTGTACCACAAACACCATCAACAGTAAGCCCTCTGGATTTCTGATACTGCTTAATAGCATAGATGGTGTTCGAACCTGCTTCTCGATCAAGGCTGAGATCTTTACCATCAGATCCTTTGAATCCCCTAGATTTGAGAATTTCCTGTACTAAAAGAACGGAAGTGCCTTTACAACCATTCTTCACAACTTCTGGATTAAACATATAACCGCTCCTTTCAGATTTCACTGTTGTATCGGTCTTTGACGGAGGAACGTATGAAATGGTATTGTCCGTATATTTCGGTGTGATGTATCCTCTGATATACCGGCCATTGATAGCAAGTTTACGTCTACGAACCGCATCTTTATAGTTACCTTCCATCGCGACGGAATAGCCAAGGCTCTTATGTACTTCGACAATGGTTCCGATATGATCGGCGTATCCGGTGCAGTCGCCAATTCCATTATCGTCCCAATCATACAACGCTGCATCTCCGATGCTTGGTACATAATCATCCGCTTCTACCCAACAACCCATTTTCTTGGCCCGATTGATAAGTTCTTCGCACCCTATTTCAATAGGCATAATGTCGGTATAACCGAGTTTGATAGCAGCGGCAGACCATGTACAAGCGCACCAGGCCCACCCGTACTTCATCTTCACGCCGCGTGGGAAAGTACCTGTATATGAATTGTAGATATCTACAATTTTCTTATAAGAACCATCTGCTTCGTTCAGTCCTTCCCAAGAACAGATAAGATCGACTACAGCCTGACGGGATCGTACTTTCACATTGCCAGTAGATTCACCATACCAGTGATTCATATCTACGTTTCCATTAATTCCGGCAATTCGCCCAGAATCCGTAAACTGCTGAATGATACATGCAAAATCAGGACCTCCCTCATAATCGGCCAGCCAAATCGGATACTTAGAAAGTAAATCTTTCGAATACCAGTTCTTATAATAATCACCATTGGCATAAATACCCGGTTTATATCCCTGAGATTTCACATAATTACAGAAGATCTCTGTGAATTTATTGCATTCGCTTTTTCCTAAAGTAACTCCTGCTTTTTTGGCTTTGAGAACTGTATCACCCTCAAAATCGGCAAAAATGTATATGTCCTTTCCAAGTCCTGCTTTTTTAACCTGTGAAACACAAAACTGAGCTTCGGCGAGTGCCTGTGTTTCACTGAGCGCATAAATGAAATGGTATACCCCTATAATAGGAAGGTTTACCGCCTTGCATTTCTTTACATACTCAAAAAATCTTGTATCAGTTGTTTTACGATAACTTGATCTCAGGATTACAAAGTCGATTCCGCATTTTTTCACTTTGCTAAAGTTGATAGCCCCCTGGTGATAACTGATATCAATTCCTTTTTTCATTAAATCATCCTTTCGAATGGTATTTCGCTCTACGAGCTTTATTCAACGCTTCGTTGCGCCTGGTTACAGCACTACTACTCATCTTTTTACCCGGTGAGTTTTTAGCATTGCAAACCCGTATAAGTGCTAATAATCGGTTTATATGCCATCGTTCAAATTCCGCCGGAATCCCCTGAGCAATCATCCAGTAGTAAATCAATTCACTGGTGATCATCTCATTAGTGCCTTTTCGAGCTGGTTCCTTTCGAAAAGTTGTGGCAGTCATAGGATCATTTATGTAGTTTGATATGTCTTCAATTATTTTCGAATCATGACTTATTCTTTCATACACTTCCTGCGGAACATTTTCGGTAATGGTCATACATTTTATATAATCTATAATTTCCGCCAAGGTTTTATCTTTCTTGGAAAAGAAAGGTTTATGCCACTTGGCTTCCCATTTTGACAGAGAAATAAGAGAATGCTCCAGTTGCAGATGCCATTCTTTGAACTCGGTAGAAGATACGAACTCCCCCGTCTCATCATCCCACATTTCCACAGCGGGAACAGTTACTTCTAGCATTCTCATCCCTCCATAATCTTCTTACTTATTAAGCCTCTGGAAACTGTTCGGCTACAATTTTATCAGCCTCAATTTTGGCCTGCTCTCTGATGTCGGCTGGTAACAGTCCGTTGACAAACTCTGCAGCTGCTTTTGCATCAGTCGCAAGCTCCATAAACAGAACGGAATACGCTTCGGTCTCTGCGAAAGCTCTGGAGATCTCCGGGCTCTTCATGAATCTTCGACCGTCGGCACTCTTCTCACCATAAGCTTTGAGAACCAGATCTTTGAAATACTTAATGATTTCCGGTTCATTGTTTGCTGCTACAATTCTTTTAATAGTGGCGTCCAGACCGCCTACTGTGCTTAACTGCATTTCAACAATTTCTGCCTTGCTGAAATGGAAATAAAAATCCTCTGTTCTTTTTACACCGTTGTAATCTTCATATGCGATAGTTTTTTTGAACATATTTTCTCCTTTCATATCTAAAAAAAGAGGCCCTACGAATTTGAGGACCCCTTAAAAATATTACAAACTTAATTTACTCGCTTACTGCTGCAATAATAGTTTTAACTTCATTTGGTAACGGAAGGCGTGCTTCAGTCTCTGTATCACCATACAGAACTTTCTCAATAGCGGCCATCTTCTTTGCACTAAGTTTAGTGGAATCAAACACTAACGTAGCCGTCGGTTTGAAGCCATCTACGTCTACTGGTGTTGTGGAAACTTCCCATGACATTGTAGCGGCTTCCGGACTGTCATTGACTGAATTATAATCAGCTTCAGACGGTGCGGCTAAGCAGCCATATACAACATGGATTTTGTAACCATGAGAATTGTTTTCTGTATCATTACCAATAATTGTCTGGTAAGAGAAACCAAATGGCATGTGATCCTGCTGACCAAGTGATACTCCTTCAACAAGTTCACTGGCACCGATACACGGTTTAAACTCATCGGGATACGTATAAGCCTCAATAGTTGCTTTGAAATCTTCTGCTGATAAAATGTTAAGATATTTGATATTATCTGCATACATAGCGTTTGGCTCGGCTCCTTCTGGAGATTCGTTCACTGCCGTAAGACCATTCCAAGCAACCCCTTTCGGGTACGCTCCACTGGACTGTGGGTATAAAACGCCCTTGCTGACGCCGGTTTCATAAAGTCTTTCGCCGACTTTATCCCATACAAGTTTGGACATTTATTAATCCTCCTTAAAAATATAGAGTTAATACATCGTGGTAGAGATTTTCGGATTTATATGACGTATCATAAGCACAATATGGAAGCATCAATAACATAGAAATAACTGGATTATCAGGTTTCTTATCTATCACTACCACGCTGTATTTGTTCATAAGTAAATAGCCAGTGTTATTGGCACTGACTTTTTTAATGCTACTTCTGGAATACACGATTGCCGGATATTCCATTTTGACTGATTCGGGTGGTTGGAAGTAAACATGCCTACAACCGAGCAATTCTTCCAACTTACTCTGCAGTTCCAGGCGAGTTCCCATTCCAAACACCTCCTATAGACAAATTCATCCTGGGATACTGGAGTTCCACATCGGATACTTTCCACTTCGATCCCAGGATTTCGACATACGCTATGTAAGAATGGTTTTCTAAAGCAAATGGATCAGCTAAAATACTCAGAACGTTCGCAAGGTTAAGATTGTCGTTAATCTCTCCAGAACTCTGACGTTTCCAACGGTTACTGGTCATATCGCCGTAGTATTCCTTTTCCTCTACTAGACTGTCCCATACTCCAGGCTCAATCTCTCGTACAGGAAGAGCAAAACCTATCTTGCCAAACCATTTACTCATTATCTTTCACCTCTTACCGGATTTATTTTTTATTTATCAGATTTAACTGTCGCAAGTTTGGCTGTCGTAGCTGCGGAAGTGTCAGTTGTCACATATGTGACAGTTGCGACATTCCCGGCAACGGCACAGCTAATCGGTTTGTATAATGTACCGGCAACATCGATCATAAGTCCTTTGATATATGCATCCTGCAGCTCAGCGCAAGTCACTTTGTTCTTGCAAGCAGAATCGTAATATGCATAGGCATCGTTTGCTTTTCCATAAACTTTTCTTACGGCGACATTCACGTCGTCAGCAACTGGACGAATTTTTTCGATCATGGCTTATCCTCCTTATTCGATTTAGGCTACCGGCTCCTCAAGAGCGATAGCGGAATATACCTGAGTGAGCGCACCGGAGAGTCTTGTCTCCAGCATGTATTTGTAGCGGTTGAAGTCCATGTCGAAATCTTCGAACTTGGTAACTTCGCCACCTCTGGTGGAACCGAACTGATAATCTGCCAGGTTTACAAACAGACCGAGCAGTTTCTTCTTACCACCGCTGGATGTTCTCTCGAGTCCCTCAAACTGCTCAACAGTCTGGATGGATGCAACATTGAGTGCTGCAGCAAGATCAGCTTTGGAATCGTAGATACGACGACCATTGAGATCTCTGGCCAGAAGCATTACATTAAGCAGATGCGGTGTGCAGTACAGATCCGGTGTACCGGTTCCTTTGAATTTCTCTCTGGAATACAGTGCAGCTTCAATCATTGCCTCGGCTTTGATATAGTTCTCACTGAAGTTTGCCCCTGTGTTGGTACCCTGCAGCTTTGTTTTTGCAGCTTCGAAATCAACATCCTGATGAATGCAATACAGATCATCATCGTGCCAGATAGAGCGAATATGATCCTCATGAATTTTGTCTGGATCGCCGTCTTCACGCCCATCTCCAACAAGTGCCGCCATAGCAAGTTCTTCATTCAGAACATGTCTCATCATCTTCCACTGATAAGCAACTACATCGAAATCTGTGATATCTACGACATCATCCCTGTGCATCTGATCTTTGATATACACAGTCTGCGGATCTGTTGTACGGCTGAGAAGTTTAATCTTAGCCATATCTTCTTTGTAATTGCCTTTCTTCTGATAACCTTTGGCTCTCAGTTCAGCAATACGGGCATCCGCCTGACGAGTACGAATTCTGCTGTACGGGGATTTGTGGATTTTAGACATTACAGAATCAATCCATGTCTGATCTCTTTCGAGAGTATCCGGCTCACCTTTTTTAAGCAGCTCATATTCTGGAAACAGAGCTTCCACTTCATCGTCAAATACGCCATGTGCCAGTGTTCCAGCGTTTTCTTCTGCGAAAATCTCCATAGCCTGTTTAAGGCTTCCAACATTGCTCTGTTTTGCCATAGCGATGATCTTCTGTTCATCAGAATGACTGAGTACAGTGCCCTGGTTTGTATCTTCATTGTCGAACACGTTATGTTTCACTACATTTCCTCCTTCTTCTTCATCATCGGAGCTGTCTTCTTCTCCATTTTCTTCAAGAGCCATACCGACAACCGCTGCTACGGCATCTGTCTGCTCTTCGTTAAGGGTTTTAAGGATATCCTGGATTGTCTTTTCTCCAGATTTACTTTCTTCTGGCTTTGTTTCTTCGTTTTTGGTCTCTTCCGCCAATTTCGAATCTCCTTTCTTTTCTTCTACATCGGCCGAGTGATAGAGCATAATGTTCTCATCCCAAGATGCCTCAAGCTCTTCTTCACCGTCTGCGCTATGCGCCATAACAAAATCCACGTAAGCACCGGGATTTGCTCCAGCCAGTACAAGACTGAGTTCCCTGATGTTTCCGTGGATTACGTCTTTTCCAATATGTTTTAACTGATTAGCCCAGATAGACAGCGATCGTACATCTCCATTCTGGACGAGTTTCTTTGCGGTCTGTCCCTGTTCGGTATCATTAAATACACCGTAGGCATATACGCCGTCTTCTCTGTTTTCAAGAACCGCATGTCCCAACACGGCATTCGGATCATTATGTTCATGATTCCAAACAAGCGGAACTTCGCAACCGTCATTCTCTTTGAACGCATCTTTTCGAATAGTTCGACCATCACCACAGAGCAAATCATTCCGGGTGGCGTAACCACTGAAATCGCAATTAACCATTTTGACTGTCTCCTCCTTCTTCGTTTACTTCGGTAGCATTTGAAGTCTGAGGTATGTCCTGTTTAGCCTGACTAATGTTACTGTTAACTAACTCGTCTGCCTTCGGATCTTTAGATGGCTGCATACCAACAATCTGGCGGATCTCATTGGAGGTCATAATCTCATTACGGGTAAACTTATCAGCGATTTCTGCGATATCATTGACTGGAACCAGTCGGAATGGATCTCTGAAATAGACAATAGACTGCAACTGCGACCGAGCGGTCTTTGTGAGAAATTTTCGTTTTAATTCATCTACAATAGCTGAAATTATAGGTTCCACAGTGCGGTTCGTATAATTCAGCATCGTTTTTTCATCAGCGGTACCATCAAGCACCGACTGTGTAATACCTAACTGGCTATAAACCATATTGGTAAGGTACTCAACCTGTTTCAACAGATTGTTTTCCAGCGAACGGTTTAACTGAGTAATCTTTTCTGTTCCATCTGTATACGCAATGCCATACTGAGAGCCAGCCAACTGCTCAATAATATCCTTTCGCCTGCGCTCAGCCTGCTCACGTCGGGTTTCTGTCTTTATTACATAAGGAAGCTGAATAATCAAATCCAGTTTTCCGGACGCCGTTTGTTCATCTGTCACATCCAGCAAACTGAGTTTTCTTATAAGACGCTGCATAGTTGAGTTATATTCGTTAACCACTGCATACAGTGGATTTTCAATAATGGCCACCTGGCTTTTAGGAAGTAAAATCTCCTCTTTTTCGCCGGTTCGATCATTATATAAACGGACCCTTACCATATCGGGATACCATTCAGTAATTTTTCCGGTCCGCATAGAATCAATCTGGTATGAATTTGAATTTTTTGGATCAATGGTGGTTTCAACCGGAACCAAAGCTACACATCCCTCATCCAGCATCGATAGCACGGCATCTTGAATAAATGCTCGACCTGTCTGATCCTTATTGGCTTCCAAGGTCAGACAGTTGTTTAATCCGGAATCGATATCTTCCACATAACGACCGTTTTTATCCAGTCGGCAATGTTTGATACTTACCGATGATACGTCAAGGGCGATCCTGTTGAATATGGATGTCGCTATCGATTTTTCATTTCCTCGGCTAAGCCGTGGCCTATCCGGACGTGAAGAATATCCCGGACCAGTGATTATATACTGTGTCGGATCTCGACTGGTAAAAGCATTCCAGGCATGTACAAGCCTGGTACTTAAATTTAATGACATAAAATCTCCTTTTAGTTAGTTTCAGCTAACCTGTGGGTAAAAAATTTTATTATTACAGATCAACACCCTCGATTTCAGCTCTTGTCTCTAAGCAACGAATATATTCGCGCATATAGCGTTCCTGCTCCATAAGGAGTGCTTTATTACAGGTTGGTTCAAAATCAAGAGTTCCAGCATCCCATTTAACAAGCATTTTATGTAACTTCTCATAGCGGATTTTTACCTGCTGGTATTCAGCTTTGAACCGGTCTTTGTGATCAGAACTATTCATGAGTTCAATAGTATCTTTTAATTCCATGTTGATTCTCCTCCTTCAACTTTTCATTAAACCACCTGGTTTACTTTATACTTTTTAAGAAATCACGACCTGAGTTAACCTGTTTTTCAGGTAAATCAGATACTTTATAATTTTTAAAAGTTTTGTTCATGGCTCTGGTCCATCGTTCAGCTTTCTTTTTAGCTTTAATATATCGAACTTTTGAATCACCAGCCTTCGTTGTTCGTTTATCATATGCGGCCTTGTATTTATTGGCTTTTGTTTGATATTTGGTAGCCTTAGCTTGAAACTTAGCGGCCGCCTCTGCATTTTTAAAAAGACCGCTGTTTTTCTTATCAGATTTTCTCTGATAATTATCCGCTTTTGTCTGTAACTTTTTATATTTCGCAGAAGCTCCGGTATTAGCTTTGATTGTTGCTCGCTCGTATTTCTGCTTGGCCTTAGTTACATTTGACTCCAATCTTTTTCGTTTGGTAACTGCTTTGGTATAAGCTGATTCGACATGTCCTCTGCGGACACCCCATTTCATACCCAACACACCATAATGCATTAATTCGTCATTGTTCAATATCTCCATCCCCCCTATTCAAAGGCTTCTCTGTTTAATTTAAAAGCGACAAAAGCGTCCATCATGGCTGCAACAGCATCAATTTTTGCTTCATGTCGCCGTTTCAACAATTTACGGTTTCCGTTTGTATCTTCTATAGCTATACAGTTTCTCATAGTAAAAGACATAAGTGACTCATCAAAAATGAGCATTCTTTCTTCTGACAATTTCTTCAACTCACCAAGCGGAACCGACTCTGTTTTAGCCCCCTGGATGACTTTTTCGATTCCGAACGGACCGTTCTCTCTTTCCCATCTTTCCACAAAATCCCTTGCATTATATGGATCATATCCTAAACAGCGAACATCATATTCTGCTTCAGCTATGAAATTATCTAAATCTTCATAAACCTGCATCATATCAAGAATGTTTCCGGGCATAATAATAAGACTGCCTTCATTCATAAATTCGTTGTATTTGATTCGCATTGCTGTGGGAAGTTTACTCAGAGTGAGCTCCGATATGTAGTTTCGGGTTTTTATTCCGAAAGCATTATTCGACAGTGGAAATAAGAAAGTGAAAGAACAGAAATCGTCTCCCTGAGATAAGTCAGCTCCCATGGAACAAGGCATTTGCCAGTATTCTCTATGCCGATGTGGAAGAGTTTCATCATATGTGAAGTAGTAGGTGTATCCTTCCATCGGAATACCGAATCGTTTGGCAAGAATATCATTACGAACGGCCGGATTGTTTTCAGCTCGTTCTACATCTAGCTGATAAGTTTCATAACTTACAGTCTTTCCAAGATTTGGATTTGCCTTAATCCACTTATCCGGATCGTTTACCTCATCTATGGAATCCAGCTTATACCACCAAATGGATGTATGAGGAGCTTTATACTCACCTTTGAGTATTTTCATTAACTCCATTTTGATCGTGTCACCAGATCCATTACGGACAGTTCCTTCTGAACTGATGGCTACAATAAGGTAATCATCATTCGAACCACCACTCTGCTCTTTTGCGGCACCCTGCTCCAATGCGCCGATAACGTCCTCCCGTATATCGCCGGAAAGCCATTCATCAACGGTCGCTATCTTGACACGCAATCCCTGCAGTTTGTCAATGGACATAGGTCTGACTTCCAAAAGTGATCCTGTAAGAAAATTCTGAATTCCCTTTTTTGTTGAAGCCAGTTTAACACGATTCGCTTTAGATCCAGTCGTGTTCTGGAGTGAGCCCTCAGTGAGGAACTTATATAACGGTCCTCTTGCTCTGGTGATAGCAGTTCGAATCGGTGACATGACCTCTTCAGCCTGAGGCATGGTCGGGGCAGTTGTAACCTGATGCGTTGTTGCTGTATTAACATTCAATTCGTAATTCTGCAGACAAGACGCATACATGGATTTTGCCGCGCCCCTGGCCACAATCAGATACTGCTTGGTGATCAACCTCTTCTTGATCCGTCTTATCTCATAGTGGCCGCCGCTACCCGTTTCTGACGGAACAAAAATACTTCTCTCGATAAAGTAATACCATCCAAAAATTTGTTCGGCCCACAATTTGAAAGAATCGAGGAGATATAGATCACTACCATCGGTCAATGTAAGCTCATTCTCACAATAGTGAATAAACCCCTCAACGGCCTGATTGTCATACCAGTATCGTGGATTATCAATGAGTTGATCAATTCGGTTCATCTCAAGAGATACTTCTTCACAAACTGGAATTTCTCTCCTGATTACGGCATCTCGAAACATGCCATAATACTTCGGTACGGCGGTGTTCGATAATGCCATGTTCTAATTGCTCCTATTTTTTCTTATTATTGGTATACACTTTTAAGTCGTCATCAAATCCGAATTTTCGATTAGCGGCATCCGTAAGCTTTGATTTTACAACTTGCTTGGCCACATCAGTTGCCGCTGGAGCAATTATATCCTTTGTTACTTTATCAATGAATGCTCTTCCTTTGGACACTTGTTTGGGACTCAGACTTCGAAGTTCTTTTTCCAGCTTGATGCGATTAATCTTGCTACGGATTTCATCATCAGACATTTCACTGATACTCTTCTGCTTCGGTTTTTGACTTGACGATTTTTTAGTCGGATTTTTTCTTAACTGTTTTCCGGTAAGCCGTGTATACTGTTCTTTCATTTTCTTAGCTTTCTTCTGACCGGATCGATTAAGACTCCCGTCTTTATTCTGATAGCGTCGAACTCCCCATTTCTGACCTTTTACGCCATGATGGGCTAAGAAATCAGTTTCCATCTATATCACCTCCTCGCTTTCTGCTTCCGAATTCAATCTCCACTCAAGTTCGTTGATCATTCGATTCATACTATCGGCTACAACAGAAGTCGTCGGAGGATCAAATAACATTTTCACTTTCATTCCAATATAAGACTTCGTTGCCTCAAGGTTCTTATCGGATGGAAGAAAGTCCCTCCAGATGGCGGTTTTATCTGAAATAACAAAACCAGCTACGGGACCTACACCAAGCTGCTTCAACACCATAAGCACCGAATTAATATGCATGACAATCTGTTGATCAAAAGCGGTATACTCTTCTTGAATACCAAGCTGTGCTTTTATTGATGTCAGAATACTTTCATTCATCAGGCTACCTCTCTTTATTTCTTCCATGGACAAGTGTCGTTTCTATGCCGTTCTACAGGATCGCTCCATAATATAGAGTCATCTCCGTAATGAATTGCGTCATGGGTTCTTTTAACGGTACAAATCAGATATTCTGGATTCAGCAACAAATCACTTCTCTGAAGAATATCCTGTTTCGTAATTGGATTCATGTGGTGGACAAGGATTTTGCTATAAATCTCTCTCCCTGGAATTCCAAGGTCACATCCGCTGTCCCGTAAAATCACCTTATCTCTCACTGATAACCATTCTGGAGATTTATAAAAAATTTGATTCAAATATCTATCGAACCCGAATGTCTCCTGACCAACTACACCTCCAATACGAAGATACTTGTACCGTTCTTCGAAAGTCTGGAATGTGATTAGTTCAGAATATGTTTTAATACTCATCCGGATCACCTGCTCCACTATAGTCACGCATGGCTCGGAGAACTTCTTCATACACGACTTTTGTTTCAGCACTCTCTTCCAATGCTTTTGTTTTCGCTCTCAGAAGCTTATTCTCTTCTTCAAGTTTCTCCCGTTCAAGTCTTTCTCTCTCTGATCCCAACTTCAAAAAATGTGTTATAACCTGAGAAGAAGCTGTACCCTCAAGCATCTGCCTTTCTGCGCAATCCATCGCAAGAGATATCATCTGGTTTTCTTTTGCTTCCGGCGTAAGTGGAGGACGCCGTTCAGTTTTACTCACCTTTGGCATCGTTTACGCCTCCTTATAGATAGTTATCATTAGCTATTCAATTGACATTGATGATTTTATGATGATTTTATGCTGTCTTTAGAGGAATTTACAAAACCTATTGATTATCGGAGGACCTAATATGAAACGGTACAAATCTTGAAAGGAGAAATACACACGGCTTAAATGTCTTTGTAGTTCTGTAAATCCCTCTGAAGGCAACATAAAAAATATAAATTGTTTCCAGAAAAATCCCGCCGGAGATTTTTTGAAGACCGGCGCGATGCAGGGAGGGGGTGCTTTTTTAGCGACCCTCCCCCTATGCTTTGACATCGGATTATACTGGGGCAGCGCCTAAATCCAGCGCAACTTTTGAATTTCGCGGAACTTTTTTGTAAATATTCAAGAAATCAAATGATATTAACTCATCAATTGCTCGATTATGTTCATCATTGACTTCTTTTTCGGTCATATCATCTGAATAATTGGAAATACGATCCAGTTTTCCGCAAGTGTTGTAACCTTTTTCAGTATCGAACAAGTACCAAAGAGTGAACTGTTCGAATGGATCGTAAGGATTATCAAATGTTGTTAATCTGAAATCATCCATTTAACTAATTCGCTCCTTTCAAATACTTTGAAACTGTTGATGTTGAAATTCCAAGTTTGTCAGCAATTTGCTGAATTGTATACGAAGCTGACATTGCTTTGATTCTGTTGATTTTAGCCTGACTGAGAACTTTTGTTTCTTTTGGCATTGCTCTTTGTCGTAATGAATCCGGATCACAATTATTAAGAATACGTTTTAATACAGACTCACTGACCGCACCTGCCTGTATAGCTTCCCATTCTCTATCTGTGATGACAATATTTCTGTCTCTTCTTGAAACAGAACCAACTTCTTCTCTTGCTTTAGTAAGAGCCTGCTGACTTGCTTTCTTGACATCCTTAGGTTTGAGTTTAACACCCGCTTCTTCAGCAGCTTTCTGCTTTCTCTGTACAGTAGCATTAGCCATACGTTGGGCAGCTCGTTCACGAGGTGTATTTGATTCGGCAATCGTCAATTTTCTTATGAGACTGTCGTACTCCTCCTGATACCGCCTCTTAGCCTCCTTACTATAGGCTATCTTACCTGCTTTACTTGATTCAACTCTTGCCTTATTCGCCATTGCTTTCATGCTGTTAGCATAATCGGCATAAATAAGTTCCATTGGATGACGATACTTGGATACGAGAGTCATAGCATCGTCAGTCTCGGACATACGGTTGCTCTTATCGGTACGCTTCTTAGTTACCTCCGTTATCTCGCCAGTCTTCTTATCCACTTTCTTAACAGTATAAGTGGCATCATCGGCTTTCTTGTAGATAAGAGCACCATCAGGTCTGGATGGATCATACCATTCTTTTCCCGGAAGATTTGGTTTAGGAGTTCCCTGTCGCTTATCAACGGTAACTTCACCTTTGGCCCTGGATATAAGCGTGGAAGCACCGCCATAATGAACTCGTCCATTCTCATCGACTTTGATCTGATACTTCTGTTTCAGTGCCTGAATATTATTATCTTTTTCACTCTGCTTGTAATCCAGATGGTGCTTTTCAGCGTCAATAACGACCATGCTGTGTCTTACAGCACGAGCCAACTCATCATCCGTAGCTCCGATGATAGTCATATCAGTAATCAGATTAGAAATTTTACCCATCTCGGTATCCGTTTTCTTCATGAGCTGATATTCTCTACCGTCGCGATACCAATGTTCTTTACCATCTGAGCCGATTTTCTTTTCTCCCTGATAGTTCATCTTGGGATCAAACCCTTCGAGCCCTTCAAGTGGAGGACGACTGGCAATTTTAACTTTTCCAGCACGATCATGAGTTGGAATACACATGACTGTATCTCCATCAAAATCGGCACCGGATAATCGCTCAGCAACTTTACTGTTAATGCCAATCGCATCGATAGAATCTTTACCAATCATCTTGATGGCTTCTTTGTTTTTGTTATTAACCGTACAGATTGGAATCTCAAAGGTTCCACCATGAGGATATCTAACCAAGGCAAGTTTACTTCCATCCGGATAACCAGGTGCATACACTTCTTTCTCACTTAGTGAGGTTACCGGAAGAATAACGTGGTATTTCTGACCTGGTAATGCTGCTGCTTTAAGATGTACGGCTGCTGAATCACAGCTACTCGCAAACTTATCAAGATAATATTTCTTCACAGTTGGATTGGTTAGTGCCATAATAGCTTCATACTCTGCCTGTCTATCCGCTCTGGCAATACCAAGCTGTTTTTCAGCCATGGCTTTCGACTGCTTTGATAAGAACTGCGATGGTAAAGCATCTTTCCATTCTGTCCAATCACCTTCATCGGATCGCTTATTAATAAGGCCGAGCTTCTTCTTACCATTTTTGTCGGTATACCAATACTGCCCTCCTTGATCGGCATCTTTAATAAGAGAGCCAAAAGGATTATCCGGATCTGGTTTCACATCCTTCAGAACTTCCAGTTTTGGAACGCTCTTAGATTTATTGGTGTTAAATATAACATCGACGCCTGGCGGAAAATCTTTATCATCTTTGTAGACAGCCATGCCTTTGATATATTTCTTTCCATCAACCATGATACGAACCTGCGAATATTTGGATTCGCCAAGTGACAGATCTGGTACATTTCTTCTGAGTTCAACAGTTCCGTCTCTATCGATACCGCCATCTTCTTTGTAGCGAATCATAAGTCGCTTAGAATCTAAGCTTTCAGGGTATGTGAATTTCTTTTCATAGGTCTTTCCGTCATCTCTAGAAATATAATCGGTAACCGTCTTGACCTTATCGTAATCGTAGATTGCGCTATGTGGCGTTCCTGGTTTGCAAAGAACTCTCTGAGTAGTCATCTGACCTTTGTTTGTAACCTGAGAGAATCGACCTCCATACACTTCATAGTTGCCTTCAGCCTGTAATATAAACAATGCCTGATCCAATTTTTCTTTTGTGATTTTCAGATCATTATTTACACCAGCACCAACATCAACCATACCTTTTTTATCAACCTGATCCTTCAAAAACTTAGCTGTCTCTCTGGCCTGCTTCATTCTTGACTCAGAATTCGGATCAAGGAGTGACCGAACGGAAGATTCATTGATTCCCATTTTTCGGCCAATCTCAGAATTATTCATTCCTTCTTTGTTTCTGAGACGTTTGGCGGTAGCGACCATATCTGCTCTACGTTCATCCTTTGCGATAGCATATACAGTTCGGAAATCAGTAGAGTTGTAACCAAGAGATTTCGCAATTGCATTGTCACCAGTCCATTTCTTACCGTTTTCATCCGTATATGTAAAACCAGATTTACGCATCTGCTCCACACGACCCAAGAAATCACGTGAACTCTGATATGGATCTTCGCCCGACCCCCAAGGATATCGTCCAGAACGGCGAGGCATTCCATAATGCTCCAAATATTCCCCAACTGTCATGGAGGCTGAACTTAAATATAATTCGATTTCTTCAGCTACAGGATTCATCGGTTACGCCTCCTCTGCATCATATTCGGCGAGTATCTTATCAAGATGGACAATCTTATCCATAATCGGCAAGATATCTTCAGCCGTCGGATTGAATACTACAACTTCATCATTCTGGTAAATACAAAGTTCAAACTCGATATCTCCCGGTCTGATCTTATATTCCAAACAGAATAATGCCGCATATACTTCAAGCTGCTCCATGTGTACTGGACCAACACCGGTCTTCAGATCATGAATTCTCAGCTTGTTATTCCGGAAGCAAATTGCATCTGCAGTTCCAAAGAATCTGTCTGAATAATATAAAACAACCTCGGTGCTCATACGAAAACCAATAGCATCGTTTACATATGCATATAAGGTTTTCTTTGACCGAGGCTGCTTAATACCCATATCAATAGTTTCTTTTGCCCATGCATGTAAGCGTGTTCCGAGTTCTGCAGCTTTTTTATTCTGTCGAACAGTTATCGCTTTCTCGTCTGTGTATCTCAACCATGCTGGCTGACTCGGACTAAACGGTGCGTGAAGTCCACTAAGCTTTGAATGATTCACGAAGTTCATCTAAAACATCCTCCTTATTTTCTGGGTAGATAAATCGTGAAAATGACATGGCGTTCATTTTTGCAACATAGTAATCCTGATTCGGACGATGTGATGCTGTAGCACTTTTCTTAACTTCCAGAGTCGCCCACTTGTCTTTGTATAAAACAAGAAGATCGGGAATACCCTGAATATCACTCGAATCAAGCTTTGTTACAATACATCCAGGAAATATAGCTCTAAGCTCTTTTTTCAAATCTGCCTGAAACTTATTTTCTTTCATGAACTCTTTCTCCTTTCATAGAGATGGACCCTCTGGGACTTGAACCCAGGACTACCGGCTTATGAGACCAGCGTTCTACCGACTGAACTAAAGGTCCATAAAAATAAAAGATAATATACTGACCGAAATTTGGCCGATATATTATCTTCTCTCTATAAAAGGGCATGATATTTTCACGTGCGAGTTTTTCGACACAGTGGTTAAGTTATACGTTTGAAATGATAACCTTTGTGTGATACTCGATTGTTTTGTTGTTTCAAAATATCTTTAATGGCTGATGGATTGCCGTTAATATCTTTTGCACATTTCTCTATAGACTCATATGTTTGCCCGGTCTCGATAATCTGTACTTCAATTCCCGGACGTCCTCTTTGATCTGTACGAATTTCGGAATTCTCACCAATCTTTGAAATATGGAACCCATGACAAGTGCAATATCCTTTATCACCTTTTACAACTCTGCTGACGCAAGCTGCGTTGCCTCCGATTGCATCGGCACAAGCTTTGATGGAATTGAACTCTTCACCAGTCTCCACTATTTTTACAGGGATTCCCTTTCTCTTTGTATCAAATTCCCCCATAGAATTTCTCCTTTCCGCACCAAAAAAAGAGCGCCTGTAAATCAAGCGCCCTCATGGGTTATTTGTACATCTGTTCGATATAGATTAAATCTTCAATCCTGCATCCCAAAGCTTTGGCTATTAGGAACAGACGATCCAGTGTTGGCGACGTTACTCCATTTACATAGTTACTTATAGTTCCTGGAGATATACCGGTTTCTTCAGACAGATCATCATAAGTAAAGCCTTCCCGCTTCATCATGGAATATAATCTTATATGTGCATCCATATGAAATTCTTTAAGACTCATATCATCCCAACTATTTGGGAGTCGCCTTCGTGTCTGACGGTAATTGTCATAAATATACTGCGTCCCATTTTTCATGGTGATCAGAATATCATAACAACTCATCTGTTTGATATCAGCAATCTCATCAAAGTCCGGATTGAAGTAGTCCAAGAAATCCTGCCACAGATATTTATCGTCAATCCATTGTTTTTTTAATTCGCTCATTTCTGTCACCTCAATCGATAAGTTGAATAAATGGAGTTAATTCTTCAATGTTGCATCTCAAGGCATAGCTTAAATTCATAAGTGCCTTCAACGTAGGCATACGCTGACCTTTTAAATATTTACAGATTGACTCCCTACTCAAATGACTCCTTCGTGCCAGCTCACTTTGATTCATGTGTTCTGATCTCATAATATAATCCAAGTTGCCGGCAAACGATTCAATAAGCTCCTGTTCAGTCATAGAATCTCCTTTCTTTTTTGTACGTACAATAAATGGTGGTACTGTAGTACAATGTATATTAGCTATATGAAAAATTTAATTTTTTAAATAAATAAGATAGCTAATTAGATCGGTACTACAGTACCATGATGAAAATAGCGATTTTAGGCCATTTTTAGCCTATTTTGGGCTATTTTTCGATTTTTTGTACGTACAATAATTCAATATGCTGATTTTTTGTACGTACAATAATTCGTTTCGGCACAATGATCTGCATCAACCACTTCCGATTTTTTGTACGTACAATAATTCGTTTTTACTATTTTTTGTACGTACAATTAATCCCATTTCATAAGTTTTCGGTACTCCGATTTGATACCATCTCTCACGATTTCGGACACATTTTTTCCAGTCTGTTCGCTAATATATTTAAGTGTACTGGCATCTCCGATGGACAAACGTACATTTAAACGATAATCTTTAGAGATTTCTTTCTTCGGTCTCCCTTTCTTTTTACTCAATTTTTATTTTCCTCCGCTCCACAGTCTTTTATTACAACCATATTTCTACGATTGTAATCGTTGACAATATCATAGGTACAATCGGGTGGTAATACTAATACCCTATCGTTTGGCGCGTTTAAATCTTCGTACAGTTTCTTCTGCAATTTCGCAATATCTTCTGACGAACGCCTCACGACTGGCTTTACAACAAATATCATCCAACTACCTCCAAACTTTCCCAGTCCGCTTATCCTTGACTACGATCCTCTCTTCGATATGAAAATCTGCAGCGTCACAAATGGCAAATATAGCGGCGAGTAATTTATTGAGTCGTTCCTCTGAATCGTTTTCTCTACGTTTGTACCTATTTGCTTTGTCCACCGATGATACAGCATCAGCGTTCATAATAGCCTGATATGCAGTAGGGTCCAGATATCCAGACCCATTCCGCTTTAAATCATTTTTCATTATTCTTTGAAACATCCTCCATATCTATCTGCGCTGGTTCCAACCGGATTCCACCATACTCCCATAGATCTTCTTTGAGCTTATCCATATCCAATTCACCGTCTTCCCAACGTCCGTAATATTCCAGAACCTTATCCACGAATCCCGGAAGTCGTTCACGATATGATTTAGGCCAATAGTGATCCATGAGCACTTCTAATGGCAGAGTGAGAACCAACGCTAATATAGTATTAACAGTTTCCTCATAAACATCTTTCTTAGTCTCGGCAATCTTAGCCCCGATCTTTTCCTGAACGATAGCGTCCAGCTGCGCCTGAGTCAGGTTGTAGGTCACGGTATGAGCTTTCTCCTGCTCTCGCTTCATACGTCTCATTTCTGCTCTATTCATTTTCTGCTCTCCTGAGAATTTCTCCGTCCATACTGCACCACTGAACCTTATCTGATAAAATATCCTTCAAATTTGCTTCTGTGAATAATTCCGAATTACATGTGGATACCAGTTCGGATAGTTCACCTGCTTCAAACCCCTCTTCCGGAATAATCATAACTTCATGAATGGACGACGGGAGAACATAAAAGTTACCACCGACGATATCTCCGATCTTCTTCCGAATACTCTTATGTAATATCATACTGGCTCCGTTCATCTGATTACCTTTAGTGAGTGTCAGCATCGGCAACTCATCACCTCGCATACGAACTTTCCTATTGAATAAATTAATTGAGAATAATGGCTTATCAAGGAAAAGTGCCTCGATAAGATCATCAGTGGTGGATAATACCGGTTCATAATTCAGATCACTTATCATGGCATCTCTATGTAACGTCCGGACATCAATACCCAAATCATTCATCAGTTCCGGAGTAAACATCAGATTACCCAGCTTTTTTTCTGATTCATACAAGGTAGCCATATAAACCAGAGCGAAATCACCAATATAAGTTACAATTTTTCCTTCCAATAAAGTACGACTGAAATCAGGATCATAAATACGAATCTGCAGTTTGTCTTTGATATCTTCATAACTGTTAAAATTCAACATCATAACTAATCCTCCTTATCGTTTTGTATGGATATGTTTTTAGTTTACATAATAATGGCAGCTAAGATAATTAAAAGCAGACCTTTGATCTGATCTGCTTTATCGCTTGCTAACAAATATTCAAATATGCCAAGTATGACACTGCCGATAGCTAAAATATGTAACATTATTTCTCCTTTCTCTAATCCAACAGCGCTGCTTTCTTATAATTCTTTTTATCTTCATTACTCCAAAACACCGGCCGCATCTCAATTCCAGCATCCCGCAACTTCTCCCAAATATCACGACAATCTTGTCTAATAATATCCATACGTTTACTTTGTGCCGGTCTACTAAAATCAATCGGTTCCTTATTTACATTAAGCAAATGCCGAAGTATATGAGCTGTAGTCTTTCCTGTTCTACGACTAGCATAAGTATAAGCACAATCACTAATAATATAATCCTTCTGCCAACCAAACAGTCGGAATCCTAGAGCTTTTTCTACAGTATCGAAATCCACGCAGCTACGATCCTCAAACGGAGTATGATACAACCATTCCGAAGGTTCTTCTGTGATTTGAATACTCATAAAATCCTTCTTACTCTTCTCTTTAAGTTCGTCAGCAATATACGGAAACTCATGAGTAAATATAGGTCGTCCCATAATCTCTACCGCATAAGCATAGAAATCACTAAAATCACCAATTAACACACCGGTATATACGCTTACGATAGCAGCTTCTCTTTTAGTCATAGTCAATTCCCTCCTCGATAATTCCAACGCTTTGCAGGTATCGGAATTCCGAATCATCGTAGTATAAGTCGTTTGCATTAATCATTTTATCTTCTCCTTTCTTTTCCTTAGGGATAAAAACGAACCTGCCGAGTGAAGGTACCCATGTAAGTTCATCGTCTTTGTGCTGCTCCATTAGTTCTAGTATTTTCTTTTGATATGGACGAAGTTCTATTCCGGCTACTTTTTCGACATACTCAGTAATAGTCATCGGTATCACCCCTTTTACTCTATTAATTCATACTTTTTATGAAACACGTCCGGCTTGCATGGATAGAATTCGCCACGTAATCCTTTAATAATATAATCACCGTCGCTCGCCAGCATTTCTCCCTCAAGTGTTTTTATTTTAATAATTACATGAGGTCTTCCTTTTCCTACTTCCCAAGCCGTATCGATAATATCGTAGATTAACGATTCGCCAACAAATTCTTTTATTTCTTCCAGATTGACCCCAGTCCATTTTACTGCTTCAATCTCACAAGGTTTCGTTCTGTATTTCATTTTTATTTCTCCTTTCCTAACCCAACAACGCCGTATCAATAATCTGAAAATTAGCTCTGTGAATATAAAGAGCCCTACCATCAATCATCAATTTCGTCATTTTAGGCAAGTCTTTAGGAATCTTCCAATATACCTCATCTCCTGAATATGCTACGATAGGCTGTCCTAACTGAGATTTAATAACCACAACACGTGACTTGCCGAAATAATTCCTATATTTATTTACGATACCGGCCACATATGTATTATCTGTAATCTTGCCGGTAGACTGGCTGTAAATATCAGTCTGCTCAAAATCTACCTCTGGCTGCAATCCCTTCTGCTCGAATATACACGTATCACCGCAACTCTGAATTTCTTTACCGTCGATATTAATTGTGATCACGGATGACATTTCATATCCCGTAACAACCGATCCGTCACTGCTATAAGAGGTCGTCTTGACTGGATTACCCTGGATATTGATTTTATCGCCAGTGGTGGTCATTACTTTGGACCCGTAATTGTCATAAGTGCGAATGATGTAGCCATTACCTGCAAGATTGCCCTTGATCTCATTGATGGCGTCATCCAGTGTCGCACAGCCAGTAATTCCACTGATAAAGCAAAAACATAAAACCGCAAGTGAAATAAATCTGAGTTTTTTCTTCATTTTAAAATTCTCCTTCCTATTTAAAAATAAATCTGAGAGTTCCCAGATGGTAACCAAATACAAACTTGGAACAAACCGTAAAAATAATAAACGCCACACCCCAAATGAGATGTGACGCAGCACTGTATTTTATCCCAGAGGTCATTATGAATCCCAAAAGCGATATCATAAATCCTACAAACGACACTATACAGAACATTCCGAATATTAAAGCAAACATTTTGAAGTCCTCCTCAGTTACAAAGCCCAATCATACCGCATATAGCAGCTGTGCACATTATAACAACTTTACAAATATTCTGGTCTTTTGCGTGCCACCATGCGAAGAGCATATCGATGATAATAATAACTTCCAACCAGAATCGTATTGAAAATATCATTTCGAATCCTCCTCTAAGATCTGTTTCTTAATGTCTCCATCAAGTTCTTTAGCAATGAGATCATGAACAACTTTCCCAACACTAAAAATCATGGGATCGTCTTCGGCAAGTCGTTTTTCCACAATAGACTGATCTGATCCGATAGAAAGTCCAGTAATCAGCTCACTATATGGAAGCGTTTCAATCCACTTACAAACCTCTCTCCACTCATCCAGCTTATGATGCTTCCGCTGTCCGTAAATATTCGCCAGAACCTCATAATTCAGCATAACATTACGAGTCTGGTTATAGCTGCTCGGAAGAAGTTGAATCATCTGCCACCAAATGTCTTTTTTGCTCGGACAACCTTTAATTTCAAAATCATCTGGATTATAGTTAATATATATTTTTCTATAATCATTTAACGCCTTTATTGTTTCTTCTAAAATCTTACGTGTTCGGATGTCGAGATGTTCATATGAAAAATCCTCCAGCGTAAATTCTTTCTCCGCAATCTTGTGCATAGTACTGCAAGAGTTTGCAACGGTACCAACCTTATATGTATCAAATTCTTTCCACCAATACAATGGCGCTGTAATTCTCACATACACCGGCATCATTCTCATATACTTTCGATGCTCTGTACCTGCGTTGGATAAGCGCTGCATGAGGGAGCGGTCATTCTCACCCAATACATATCTCGGAGTACTACCACACCAATGAGGGCTAAAGTTGCAGGTTTTCCAGCATAAACCCTGTTCACATCCTTCTCTTGAATCTTTTTTCTCCCATGAGTTCATCGGATTTCTCATGCCCTCGATAATAAACTCCATCTGCTCTGGACTTGCCAGAACTACATTTTCTAAATTAATGCTCATTCACAATACCCTCCCAGCTCAATTTCTACGAGTTTATCTGCTTCAATCTCCAGAATGTCCACATCGACATCTGATAAATTCTCAACCCGAGTCCATTTATCATTTACGTTTTTCTCATATAACTCCTGTGTTACTAAATCTTTAGCCGCTTCAGCAGCATCTTTTTCAGTATAAACACCAAAGATTTTTTCGATATGGCCATAATCGTTATAATAAGTATTTCCGTGAACTACATATAAGATCATTTCTTTTCCTCCTCCGCAATTTCGTTTTTAAGCTCTTTCATCTTATCATCAAAGATTCCAACTATCACATCGCGACCCTCTCGATAACCTTTTCTGTATCCACGCATGTACTCATCATATAAAATCTTCTCGTTGACTGTAGTTTCGCAAATATCAACTCCGCGATCTTCCATCATTTTGACAAGCGCAACAGCTTTAGATAATGTCTCCTTGCTTACGGTTATCTGGTGATTATTTACAATCCACGACGATATTGTCTGAAATATAAATTCATCCCTTGTTTCAATCACTTTCGTAGATACCTCACTGATGAAATTCTTATTCTCATACATCATTTATTCTTCCCTTCTCTCAGCATTTCGCATTTCGATTTCGCCAGTTTCTTCATTATAATTCGGGCACTCTTCGTCATCTAATCGAAGGCAAGGCGCTGATTCGTTATCCAGTAAAACTTTAAGACCGCCAAACCTGCAATCTTTACATTTAATCATCTCAAATATCCCCTTCCGCTCTATGAAAACTCTTATCCTCTTCAAAACCTTCCGGATATCTGGCTTTAAGCTTATCGATGTTCATCCGCATGATATCGTCCAACGACCAACCTTTAGCCGTACAATACTCTGCGATAAACCAGAGAAGATCCCCAAACTCTTTCTTTACATGGTCAACTTCAAATGCATGTCCCTGATACATTTTCTGATAGATGGAGTGAATTTCACCGATTTCTCCAACCATTCCATAAAGAGCGTGATTCCTCTGCTCTCGGAACGTCAAACCCTGATTGATAGTTCTGGCCGCCAGCTTCTGATACTCATTTCCTGTCATGATTATTTCTCCTTTCCGTAAGGTTTTCTTCTAAACCATTTCTCTGCTTCTTTATTTCTAAGTTCCGGTCTGCTCATAAAGCTTCGTTTAATCTCTCTATCCTGTTTAATACTTCTTTCATCTTTTCCTGGATTTGGATCTATCCATCTCATCTTGTTAGTTACCTCTCTCCTACAAATTTCTTCTAGTGTGGCAATCGCCAATCCAATTAAAATAAGGACAGCCGTTAAATCGACCGCCCCTAAAAATATAAACACCCATGTGAGCATATTACTCTCCTTCAACGCCGACCATTTTTCCGTCTGCGTATAAGATATTAGAATCTGGATTCCATATAACCATAGCTCGATCAATGAATATACCGCCATCCGGAACTCCAAAGTTACCGTACTTATTGATGACGAAGGTTGTTGTGTATTTGATATCAACTACATCTTTATCCTTAATAAACTCATTTACAGCTTTCTCCAGCGCCAGTGAATCCCCATCGCTTCCAAAAATCTTTACTTTCATTCCGCATTCTCCTTTTCTGCTTTTTTAATTCTCTTTTCATCCGGCTTATAGTTAACCGGTTTCTCCGAGTGCTCATTCATCGGAATCCCCAAACATTCATTACAGGGATCTTTCTCTTCGTATAAATCCGCATATTCACATAACGGGCAATACTTTGAGAAATTTACTTCTTTATATATGTATTCCATTTGCGCCTCCTACTAAAATATAAACGCCAGAAATCAATCCACAGGCAATCGCTTCAAAACTTAAAAACATGAATATTTTATCCGCACGTGTCATTGGCAAATCCGGATCGGAGCTGAATAACCACACCAGTCCAAACACGACACAGGTAATTATGATAAATACACCAATTAGTCCATTCATTTCATTCTCCTTTCAAAATAACTTTCCCCGTTCTCAAACTCTCCTGCACAGCAATCACTCTCTGATTCGTACTACCGGCCCAGGGATAATTGACATCAGCAAGCTCCTCTACAAATTCTCCATCCACCAAAATATCAATCCACTTCATACCGGGCAGATCTCGAATTTCCTCCCATAAATATCCGGTATACAACCAAACAGTCTTACCTGGCATATATTTCTTGATGTATTTCGCCAAATGAAAAATGGTGTCTCTATTCTCTGGATGTAAAGGATCTCCTCCAGAAAAAGTGACACCGCTGATATAAGACTTATTTACTTTGCTATATAATTCCTGCTCAGCCTCCACGTCAAATATCAATCCGTCATGTGGATTCCAAGTCACAGGGTTTTGACACCCTTTACAATGATGATTACATCCGGCCACCCAGAGCACTGTCCGCAACCCATCGCCGTTCCGCATATCATCTGTGGTTATGTTATGATAGTTCACATGAAAACACCTCCTAAAAATATCCTTCTTGTTTTAAACTGGTGTAGTTGTCGTCACCAAGAATCGTCATGTCTTTAAACGAAACATCAATTAAGTCACCGATTTCAGAAATTGTTTTAGCTGCAGAAATATCTGTGACACTTGGGGTCGAGTCTCCGGAAGGATGATTGTGAACCAAGATAAATGCTGTCGCGTTGAGCATGAGAACTTTCTGCGCTATTCCACGTCTATCGATAACACTCGCGTTAACGCTGCCAACCCCAATCTCAATGAATGATTTAAAGTGCATTTTTGTATCAAACATGAGTAAAAACGCATGTTCTTCTGAATATGTGTCCAATCGTAGAGCTTTACATAATTCGTAAACATGCTCGGGATGTCTGAATTGTTTTTTCTTAATATCTATTCTTTTCGACCAAACTTTTTCAAATGTGATTAATCCGTCTTCGTCAAGTCTGGTTTCGTATCTTCTGGCCAGCATTTAAATCTCTCCTCATTCATAAAAAATAAAAGACCCGATGTTTCCACCGAGCCCTTTAACTCATTTGAAAAATTGTTTCATTACAAATTTCTGATATTTCTTAGTTACCTCATAAGCAGCGTAATCTGTAGAAAATCCATTCAGCATTCTATTTGAAAAATCTGTAAAAGACATATCGAAATTATTTTCATCACGTCTTGTGATCTTAATAACCAGACTGTCGTTTTCATTAACTTTTACAAATATGCCTCCCTGGATTCTTTCCTTAAGTTTCGCATGTAAATTCGTGCTAAATAAATACTCATAATCTGTCATAACACCATTCCTCCTTTTCATTAAAGGAGTTGTGATTTTCGCGTCATTCTTCACTGTAATCCTCCACGGTAAAACCGAAACACCATTTAATCATTCTCTTCTGAAACCAATTGAAGTGATGATCTACGTCTATATTCAAGGTTCTGACTCCGCCAATTCTGATCCGCGAACCATTTTTAATTTTAGGAATACCTATAACAGTACCTTTGAATTCATTTGTCTCCATTCTGTGGTAGAAGTCCTTTCTCGTCCATCATTTTTATTGCATCATCGCAGGCCTGTGTATATCCAGTCTCATATCCTTTACAAATAGCATTGAACGTATCATAATTAAGCGGTAAATGATTTTCCGCTGCGGTTCTAATGATTATCGCGTGTAATTTATTTGGATCAAGTTTCACTCCCATTTCGCAAACTTCCTTTCGTTGAATTTTTTCTTCTTATTTAAGGCTTTGGTAATTGCCATATCTATTCCGGATCTGCTCTTTATGTGATAAAAATATAAATTGCGATATGGAGTATTCAATCGGTCTATTCGTCCACACGCCTGCTCAGTAACTTTATAGCTATAATTTTGAGAGAAGAATATGATAGTATCTGTACTAATGCAGTTCCACCCCTCACATCCAGCAGTGTACTGAACCAAATATATCCATCTATCTGCATATGGTACCGGTTGATGAGCATGTCCGGACCATTCAGCTACTTCGTAACCTATATATTCATCATCGCTAAACAGATGCAATAATATTTCTCTTTCATAGTCAAAATTGTAAAATATAATAGCCCTTGGAGTTTTTTCTAATATCTCCATAAGAGCTACAACCCTTGACTCATCCGTATTTACAATCCTTCTGAGAACATAGCAAAGACCAGATGCCTGCTGAATAGGCTCGTTTTTAAATGGGTCCCAACGATTTCTTATAGCATCTTTGTATTTAGGAATATCATAAGTCGCATATACATCCATATGATGCTGTACCGTAGTTCGTTGAAAATCCATATCAACCAGTATTCTGTTTCTCAGTCTAACTAGTCTACCTACATTCAAATATCTGTCTATCTGAGGATATTTGGTAAATCTGGAATATACCACATGCTCTCTACAAAATTCCGTTTTATTTTTATAGAAGCCATTCGCCACAAATACCGGAATATAATCCGCCCAGCAATCGCCAGGAGTTGCCGATAATATAATCCAGTCGTTGTTTTTAGCGATTTTCTGAAACGATTTTACCCATTCACCAGATCCTGTAACTCTATCCTCATCAAATATAAAGAACGCATCTTTTATTTCTATATACTTCTTTATATTATTCCAAGAGTCAATTACTACTGTCTGTCCTGGATATAATTCATTTTTATCTGGGTTTGTAGATATTCTATAATTCGCCAGTTCACCATCCCATTCATGAGAATCTCGTTTCATTGCCGTTGTAATGATGTAAAGATTCTGAGGATTTTTCATCGGAATAAATTCTTGATTAAGGAAGCTGCCACCATTCTCTTTGAAATAATAATAGAGACCGGTCCTAGATTTACCAGAACCAGTCCCTCCGTTGAGAATACAGCCGTTTTTCATTTTATGCACAGCTGCCATTTGATAATTACGTAAGAAATCTGTCATTACTCGATTCACCATCTATCCGCGATGATATATCTAGGGGAAACCAGTATAAGCCACTCGTCAGATATTCTATATTTTTTTCGAACCATAGCGTACACTTTATCGGTATATCTAAGCATAAATCCCCAAATATTTTTACCGTCACGATCAGCACGTCGTTTACCAAGTAATGTTCCAAAAAATGAACATAATAACGTTGCAGGTCTATCCACTAATTTAACTTTAATTTTTCGTGTGTTCATATTCTTTACCTCTTTTCATTTTATCCGCAGCGTCTTTCTGATAACCCTGAGAAAATCTTTACTCATTTTTCGCCTTTGGTGTAGTCAACTTTTTATAAAGTTCAAGAGCTTCCTCTCCATCGAAAGCATTTACGATATCAACGGCCTCGCGGGGTTTTTTACGCCCCACGATTAAAACTGTGCCGTCCTTACCAGCCGATGAATCAAAGCCTATAATTAATGAATCACTGGTCTTTTCCATCGCTTTCTCCTTTCCTCGGAATCCACTTCTTAAATACATCATTGAAATATCCGGCATTATCAAAGAAGTATTTAGAAATCGCCATAGCCAGACCTTTCTCCGGATCAAATGTGTCATCCTTACCGCATTTTACAACGGTCTTGGTACCGTCGTTCCAGAATACAATTGTAGCCGGACCATTGAAGATGACGTTTTTGATTTTGGACATGGCTTTCTGATATGGTGATACCGCAAGACCCGTCCCGAATCGTTTGTTGATCGTAGCTTTCAAAGCATCAGCATCGAGAGAAGGCACTATCGGCTTAAAAACACGTGAGTAATTCGACGGCAAACTATATACAGCTCCGTCTGTTGTCGTGCGAAGGATACCACTAACACAAGTTCTGCACGTTTCCTTATGGTCTTTATTTGCACATAAATCACAATAAGTATTCATAATCATTTCTCCTTTTCTTCCAATTTCATAGTGACGCCACATTTCATCGCGGCTATCGCGATCCTGGCGTCCGTACACTTTCCTGCGACTCTATATATTGTATAAGCCATGATTCCGGCTATAACAATTTTTGCTCCGTCACTCATAAATATCACTCCTCTAATCAGTGAATATAGTCCCAATCCTCAGCGAGAATATCATTGATACTTGGAACCCACATCGCATGGCTACCATTAGTCATTTTGATCTGCAGATATGGTTCACATTTAAACAAATCTCCTTCGTTAAGCCCCCAAGCTTTTGCAGTCTGCATATTACATGGGATTCCGTTTGGATACCCCTTCTGATACACGACAAACATTCCTTTACCATTCCATCCATGTCGGAAAATCTTTTCTCCATTTTTCACTTTCTCAAGTGCCTGACCGAAATTCATAATCCCATTCCTCCTACTGTAATTTACTCCTCTGGGCTTTCTTCCTCAGCATATCTTGCTGCAAATCTGTCGATCTCCTGAATGACCTCCATAGACTGCAGATATGCGGTACGACCAGTTTTACCATTGACTTCCCAGTCATACGGTCTTACATCCAGATTGACGGAGCGAATATCAATCTCATCCACGATGGATACCATATCCTCGCTCAGCTCTCTGTGGGCATTTCCGGATACTAAATATACCTGCGGTCCACGATCATTGAATTTCACTTTAACCTTGAGATATCTGAATGGCTCTTCGCCTTCGTCTCTCGGCTCTTTGATTTTCACATTCCAGCCACGATCGATAAGTTCATCAGCGAGCTCCTGGTTTGGAATAACCACAGCGAAGTTGCGGTCCCCCTCACGGTTGAACTTGCCACTCTCTCCTCTGAGGTTTTTGTGAATGATTCTTGCGTCGTTAATCTGTAAAATGTCTCTTGGTGCAAATGTCAGTTCCATAATTCTTTTAATCTCCTTTAAATAAATATAATTTTGTATAAAACAAAGAGCCTCAGCTATTTCTAGCCAAGACTCTCAGTTTGCTTATTGAATGAAGCCAATTTTCGCGTACTTCATTATTTCATAGAAATCCTTGAGTGATAAGGTCGCCATACCATATTTACATTCACTGCAAGCACCGTTACATCCAACACTTTCCGTGTTATTGTTTTTCATATTCGGATGTTCACAATGCATGTCCACTGTGTATTTAATCTCACCATCTTTGGATTTTAAATAATGCTTCATAAAATCACTCCTTTCATAATAGGAAAAGATTTCTCCGCGAATATCAATTCCAAGGTAACTCTACCTCTTCATCGGTGCCTTCTGGAATGTTCATAAAATCCGGTAATGGTTTTTCTTTAGGAATATACGGATCTTCAGATATAAACCATTCGTAATCACCATATTTAGAAATAGATTCAATAGCGTCATTAACGAGTTTGTTATAATATGATCGGTCAACAATGCCATCATTACCAGAGATCAGCTCTGCTCCCGATATCTTTTTCTCTTTTCCAGTATCCGGATCGATAATCGTCACCATCTCCGCAGATTTAGTCAACAGCATTTCTGCCTCAAGCCATCTGAATCCTGTCGTACCGGTAGCCGCGTAGAATTTACCATTCTGCTCTCTGACGAGAATACCACCGCCCTTGCCAGGTTTAACCGGACAGAATTCCCCAACTTTTCCAACAAATTTCAGATTATGACCCTTACTAATCTCTTCCTGTAAAGCCATTGCCTCTGGTTCAAAAGTCGTATCCAGAATTTTTCCTTTCTTATAGTCGGATTCCAGCTTCTCAAGTTTCTTCTCATATTCAGATACATCTGGTAACTTCTCATTCATATCCAAATATAAAGCTGACTTCACTGAGAAAGTTTCTCGCATGTCGTTGATCGTCACAGGTTCCCTACTGAAGCAAGTCTTGAATACATAAGGAACCGCAAACTGCTTACCGGTAGCCGTCCATGGGTTATTCTTATGCTTCTTATTATCTCCTGGAGCATATCCGTACATAGCCACACATTCATCTGGGTCTTTATACTTGGCAATATAAACCGCATTGTTTACGAGACACATTCTGTCGTAAGTAGCCTCATGCTCAAATGTGTAACCATATCGCTTACCAAAGTCCATAACAAATTTGATAATTTCTGGTGTAGCATCCGGAATCTTAATGGAATCCGTCTTAATATGAGCGACAGTGAACCCGCGTTTCTGTACCTCATGCTTGAGATCCACCATAAACAGTGCGCCACGTTTGGCAACGATATTGTCTTTGTTACGAATATCCCTGAATGGATTATCGAAGTTGGCTGATGTAAGACCGTATACAGAGTTAATTGCAGTCTTGAGTGCATTAGCAAGATCTTTGGATGTCAACTCGCCATTCTTAACCCTCTCGATATGTTTTGTAAGCTTACCACCAAGCATACCGTTGACGATATCCCAAGCCTCGTGTTTGATGGATACACGTCCCTCGACAATTTCTCTATATGCTGTTGTGTATCTGACTCCAAACAGACACTCAGCAATGGTGCTGTGCGGATGCATCGAAGCGATATCCAGCAATGCCACATTTCCATACATACCAGGTTCAGCGTATACATAACCACCTTCACCAACTTCTTCTCCACGATATGTAGAAACGCCATTCTCATATTTGTAACCTGGAAAATATGGCAATAAGCTGCAGGCTTCTCCATGAGGTTCAGCCATCATTTCCCTGCAGGATTTCTCAAGGAAGGCCTTTACTTCCGGATCAAGTTCGTATACCGGTTCGGCTAAGTTACGATACTGAAATTCGTTTTGAGGATGCTTGTTGTTGCCAAATATAAAGCGCTGTGTGAGCGTATTTGTGGTGTCGTTTACGGTCAGCCCAGCCAGATCCGCCAAAATCTCCCTTGCGATAAAATCACTCTTCAGATAATCCCATGCCGCTTCAGTCGCCAAGACATCATTATCGCAATACTCCGCTACTTTCTGCCATAACTCTTTAGGCACCGGCTTGTCCCACGGAAGACCGAGCTCCTGATGATGGATGCCCATCTCAATTTCAAGCTTTTTCAAACTCTTTTTATTGCCTGCAGAAGCGAAATCATAAATATCGGTATATGAAATGTTATATGCCTCACCGAACAGCACCTTACGACTGTCGCCTTTTTTCGTATTGACAATTTTCTGAGACAAATCATAAAGCTGTTCGTTCGTATACCCCATCATACAGGCATACAACATATGATTATCGTATCTCCGACAGTTAAATCCAACTAACCTAAATTTAATAAGTTCCTCGATATCCTGCGGCCGTGGATTTATCAACCTTACAATAGGTTTCCCCTCTCCCTGGACTTTCCAGTTAACCAGGAACAAGTTAGGAAATACCTCACAATCATAAAAAACCAGCGGCTTCTCATCGTTCGTGAGTGCTACCGCCGGTTCTTCAGATTTGAATTTCATTTTACTCACAAGCCTTAAACAATAATCAGCCTGATTGGTGCTCTGGGCTGCAAAAGAATATACCGCATTTCTCATATCTGAGACATCATAAGCTTTGTCACTGGCATAAGCATCATTGAGAAGCTTATTGATAAAATCAACACTGCTTCGAGTGTCGTGATGATATTCTTTTTCGAGATTTCTCTTTATGGTAGTTCTAAGACTCTGTTCGTTTTTAAATCCTTCAATATTTATCACTTTTTTTCCTCCCTCCTTCAAAGGAAGTCCTGAGCTAATATGTGCAATAGGTAAATCATTGCATTTTGTAAGCTTTCTTCTGAGTGAACTTTTTCCTGTGAATACTTTTATTTCAATGTCTTTGTCGTAAAGACGGTTGAGTAGTGTTGGATCTCCATCATAAATATAATGAAGATGAATCCCTGCGCCACTTTTACTTAACTCAGCATATGTAGCCGGCCATTTGCTTGCTGCCGCCTGGTTCTTCTCGAATGACTTGTTACCGGACTCATCCTTAATATCAAAATCAATGACTATATGATTCTCTGGAACCTTGACATAATGTAATTTATGAACATCGATGTCGTGTAACCTCGTGGTAACAGTGTCCCATGGTTTGGTTGGGGTTTCTTTTTCATTGGCGTATTGAGCCAAATAATCTCCTGCAAGGATGTCGAATTCCGAAGATATTCCCTCCATAAATTCAATAGTGCCTTTCTTCTTCGCTCCATCATCTTTCTTCTCACCCCTCATATCTTTCTCAAATTTATCAAGACGAAATCCTGAATATACATTCCGTGCCTGAGATTCGCTATCAAACTCCTCATCGAAATTCCAGAAATAATTCCGAAGTTCTTCCTTAAATATTCTCTGAGAATATGGATAAGGTACCTTAGTTTCATCACAATATACCTTATACATCTCCCATGCGGCTTTAAGAGTTGTTCCATCATTCTTTTTGAACACACTGAATGAATCAATCATGAAATTATAAAAATCATTTGTGGCTCCCATCATCAGTGTTGGGACATAAGAATCATAAGCATTTTTATCAGCCAAATATACCTGATGGCAGTGATAGGCAATTCCTGGAAGCTCAAAAGGAATTTTAGCCATACAATCCGAATATTCCCTCTGATTCAGTTTATTTCCGGACGGAGTAACATCGATCAATCTTCGGAGTAAACCAGATTTACTGTCCGTAATCTTTACCGGCTTATTGGTTCCCATAAATAAGAAAGCATTGAACTTATTCGCATAAGTAGATTTAAACTTCTCATTCACTGTCATAAGCTCATGTGACACAAGACTGTTTAATCTGGTGTTATCTTCAATTCGTGACAAGTCGCCGTCATGCTGGATTGCTACCAATGGATTTGTTTTAAATGCTTCCAATGCAAAAGAGTTATTAGCCGATCCTAATGCCTTGGCGTCAAAAACCGAATAATAACCCTCGAATAACTGCTGTATAATATTTAAAACAGTGGATTTACCAGTACCTGCTGATCCATACAGCACCATGAATTTCTGAATATGTTTTGAATCCCCTTCAATAACCGATCCAATTGCCCATTCGATTTTACGTCGCTCTTCTGGATAATATAAAGTAGTCATCAGCTTTTCATACCCGGGAATATCACACTCTTTCAACGGATAGCTTAACATCTTACTGGCATAATCTTTTTTAGTGGTCTTAGCGTCACCAAATATAATCTTCTCATCAAGCGGGTGATAATTATCCCGCATCTGTTTCTGACAATATTTGTGCCATGCATCTATAGAACCTGAATTCGAATCCCACATATATTTGGTATGAAGTTCATCAACGGCGTGCTCTTCCTGCTCTTTTGTGTATTCATATAACGCAGCATCGACCATATTGATCACATCTTCTTCATCGGTGGACCAGAGACCGGTGTCTTCATTCCAAACAGCATAAAAATCGCCGCCTCGTATCATGAGATCCGACGATTTCTTCAGAACAAATTTAGGGAATATCTCGGTGACACCCTTCTTTATTTGGCGCGTCGAAATCTTCATGAAATCAATCATTACACTATGTTTCTCCTTTCAAGATTTAAGATATGCTGTCGAGATACCAGCATAATTGTGTCCAAATGTCCACTTTTGTAAGATCTACGCCAACGTTTCGAATCGTGAATAAGCCACCCTCACCATTGGCCTCATACTGCCTGTCCATGAATGAATTCACTATATTTTCGGCAGTCTTTTTATCAAAATGCTTATCGTCCATGGCACCGAGCCCCATGTTCGTAATCATCCCCCAGAACCATTGACCCGTTCGGTCACCAAGCGCCGGATTATCCATGATGGTTTCTTCTGTTCGTATTGACAAAGCAACCATCATTTCCAAAACGCTGCACGGTCCTTCAAGACAATCTCGAACCCAGGCATTCCGATCTTCCATTCCAATATCTACAGCAAATCTCCATCTGAGATCCACTCCGTCCGCAGCCCGGTTCTCGTCACTCCGCATTACACATCTAAACGGAATCATGTGCAAACAAGACAATAACTTTCGGTAAGTTACCTTTCCGGTGAATCTTTTCCCACAGATGATTTCTGACATCCATTCAAAATACTTATTAATAATATAATTCTTATTCATTCATACTCCTATCTCGTAGGATATACGTCACGGAATCGTCGAGTATCCAGAAGGATTTCATACTCCTTATCCAGAGTCTCATTTCTGACAAACACCGAATCATCCTCATATTCTCCGAAATGGTTCAGAGCTTCTTTCCCAATGGTCTCTTCGATATCATCGTCATCCATAACACAGTCCGCTTCATCAGTAACAACTCCATCCGCCCAATATGTAAGGCTCTCAGATGGAAGTTCGCTTTCACCATACTCATCCGGTGAAATAACATATTTATCCATATAATCCTCCTCTTTTTCATCAGCATAATTATTTTCCGTAATAATATTTTCCATTGATCTGTAATCTTTAAAATCAGTACGATGCTGTTTGGGCTGTAATGTAATATCAACATTTACACCCTCATTAACACACGCTTCAGCGACATCCTCAACAGTTAACTGCTTTTTGTGCCACACTTCCTTCACTGATGCGATTTCTTCATCAGCCAGCTTTTTATATTTATCTTTTATAAGTTTCCATGTCACTGCGGAGCCAATAGCGACTCCAGCAGCGAATATAAGAATTTTATTTATCATGATTCTCATCCTTTCGGAACGGATTTTTTGTGTTTTCATGGATATAGATCTTTTCATCAATCACCACACCGGGCAATTTCCCCATTTCAAAAAGAGCTTTTAAGGTATTTCTACCGCTATGCCATTTAACTGCGGCCTCATCCAGAGTCATAAGACCTGGAAGCATGTTGCCGTCAAATATAGTCACATCTTCCAGATGATTTTCCATAACAAATATGATAAGTTCTCTACCTGTCATGATTTCTCCTTTCACCAAATATGATCATAAATATCCCTGTAGGCATTTCCAGACCCAATATTATTGAGTCCCGTCATTCACATCAGATCAAGGATATTTCCATCAACATTGAAATCAAGCAGAATAGTTCTCTCGTATCCATTTACGAAATTACGATTTGCTTCTTTGCTTGTGTCATAAATACCGAAATCAACATAGTTGTCGCCTACCGGATTCTCTTTATCATAAATCCAGCCAACGATCTGACCTGCTTTGGTATGCTGAATTCCGAGCATATCGTATACTTCATTCAGAAACAGATGACCACGGTCCTCAAGTCTCTTAGTTGCTGCGGCCTCCTGCTGGCGTAAGAAAATCAGATTGAGTTCCGGATCTTTAGTCCATCCAATGCAGCCGTCATCGAAAAACTTTGCAAATTCGCTGACGGCATTTGGATCTACTACATCAACTGTTTTCTTTACGGTCTTTTCTTTTCCTTTCTCGTCAGTAACAGTCTCTTCAACCTCTTTTGCTTTGATGTTATAACGGAGCTCTTTATCCAGCTCTTTTCCGAATCTCTCCACAACTCTTCCGCGATATTCTTTGAAGCTCTTATCCACTGCTGTGTAAGCTGCAGCCAGAGCGATATTTCTCTTTCTGAGGATATTGTTAGAGGTGAGGATTGCCGTGATGGATAATCCTCCAAGTATAACAGCCGGCGCATAAACTTTTGCAACTTTCAGGGCTGTCTGAGTGTATACAATAGCAAGATCCTTATTGCCATCTTCCGGAGTATACTCCTCATCAACTTTATCCGGATTCTCAATCACATCATGAATGGAATCGATCTTATCTCTGGAATCATCCAGGATATCACCAAGTTTGGTAGTAGCCTTGCAAGCCATTACGGCACTTGCTACTGCACCGATTACCCCAGCCACCACAAGGATTTCCGGGCTGTACTTCTGCAGCTTAAATGCCATTCTGTGTGCTGATCTGGAAATAGTGTTCATAAATGCTAATTTTTTCATTATTCGTTCTCCTTTTTAAACTCTTCGATTTCTTTTACTGACATACCATCGATTCCGGCTGATTCGTCTGAATCGGTATGCTTAAAATATTCTCCTGCCTGTGGATACATATATCTGAACATACAATAATTAGCAGCATCTGCCAGATACTCTAAATTGCCTGTTTCTTCAAATTTCTGAATACACTTTTTAAGTGATCCGATTGCATCAACATACCCCGATACAAAATTTCTTGAAGCTTTCCCATATTTGAAATATGACTGCACCACAAGATTCTTTCGGATTTCATCGAATCTATTACTATATTCAGTTTTTAAAATAATCTCTTTTGGATCGTCCATGAGTCCTCCTTAAATCGGTTCTGCCTTTGGAAGCTTGATCATATAGCCATCCCGAACTCTTGAAATGTCAGCTCTGGCCAAGCTTTTCCAACCATATTTATTGTCTGTGTAATTGCAGGTCATGCCGCACAAATCATACATATCAGCAACGCTGACAACACCATATCTGTCCATCAACTCATCCATGCTGGCCAACACTTCATCAGCCTCGCCTCTGGTGTCAAACACAACATCATCAAAATCGTAGCTGGATCTTACAGATCTTCTGGAATTGCGACTAGAATTGTCAGAATATGATCTATATGACACATAATTTGATGATCCTCGGCTACCGCCCCGTTTGTCGCCATACAGCATCATATCAACTCCGTCTTTCACGATGTCTGAGACAGCTTTCTTGATTGCCGGTACCAGCACATCCAGGAAAATATAAGATTTGACGTTGGATACATCCTCTGAGATAAACACATCCTTGAATTTGCTTACCTCACTTTTCTTTTTTCTTTTAACATTTCCGGTAACAACTTTATCTACTTTCTTCTCAGCAGCCTCTTTAGCCTCCGCTTTTGCTTTATGGGAATTTGCTCTATAATCCTCCATGAGTTCTCCTCTCTTAATCAACCATCATAATTTTTCCGGGTAGCGTAATTCGTGATCCCGCAACACGGTTATTTCTTTTCTTAAATTGATATGTTAAATTACTTCTTGCTTTCTTTTCGGAAGGAGCCACTGTCTCTCCCTCCCAACTATCAGCAAGAAGAGTGTTAAATTCCATGACCGGACCTTTATAAGTAAATTTAGGCATGATACACTCCTTTCGAATAAAAGAAAAAGAGGAATACCTTGTTATAGGTACTCCCCTGCCGGAATATAAATCTTATTCTTCTGATGCTTCATCAGATTCAGTTTCGTCGACTTCTACATAATCGGAATCAGCTACCACATCTGAATCGTCCTCTCCGCTTCCAGCTCTTGATCCGATCATAAAGGCGGCTACCAAACCCAGTCCAATCACTGCGCCTTTCGCAATGTTCTTTCCGTGTTTTTGTAATCCTTCCTTCGCTTTCGTTCCAAAAGCTTTCAGTTTAGATTCCTTAACTTCTTCAGTGGCTACTTCTGTCTCCGTATTCTCCTCTGTAGTTACCTCAACTTCTTTAACCTCTTCTGCTTTAATTTCTTTCATCTTAATAATCTCCTTTCAGATTTTTATATTCTTTTCATTAAACAATATGTATTTTTCGCGAGTCTACATAAGCTTGGCGAAATCATATCTTGGAGCAACATGATACTCAAGAGTAATACACGGTCGACCATCATTTGCTACCATCGCTCCGTAGCTTATCTCAAGTAAACCATCATCAATGTTCCAGCCAAGTTCGTCCCCCATGTCCGTATTACTCAGACCTATTTCGTTGTAGAAATCATTTAATGCTGCATACATCTCATATACCATGGTTTCATTGATCTTATTGACCGCAGCACGAATTGTCTGAATATCTGACTCAAAATATCGTCCGGAAATACCGTCATAGCAAAGCTGTTTACCAGTTCCGGTGACAATTACTTCGCTTTTGGATACAGGTTTCTCATCCAGATGTTTCTGAGCGACCTTATCACGAATAACTTTTTCTTTCTCCTCTCCAATCTCCTCTACGACTTTCTCTCGGTATTCATTCAGAGCTGTTTCGGACAATTTATAGGCAGTAGCCAATGCAGCGTTTCTCTTTGCATTTACCGAATGAGAGCCGAGTAAACAGGCGATAGACGCAGCACCGCTGATAGCTGCCGGAATATAACATTTCCAAACAATTTTTACGATTTCAGGTTTGGTTAATTTTTCAGATACGGCCCTTACATGAGCATCCTGATGTTCCTCATTCCATGTGGTGGCCTTTTCAAATTTAACCTCCTCAATAAGTTGTAACGCTTTAGGAGTAGCTTTAACCGCTAAGACAGTCGCAGTAATGCCGCTCGCTATGCCAATCCCAAGCAGGATTTCAGGACTTCTTTTTCCGAATCCTCGTTTCACAGTTTTAATGAATTTCATTACAGATTTGTTCATGATATCTCCTTTCAAATGAACATGGTTTTGTTAAAACAAAAATAAGAAGTCCATTAGGACTCCTTATCTGTTTTCTCGGTAATATACTCATCGAGTTTCTTATTAATTTCTTCTTTTGATTGCTTGTCTGTAGCCCAGCTAGCAGCTAATCCGCCGATAGCTACGGCAACCCAACCAGCCATTTTGATTAAATCATATTTAGCTTTCACGAGTATACCTCCTTTCCGTTAAAGTCGTTGGAATTCTCGCGAGTCAGTAATACTCGTCATAATTAAGGACCGGTTCGAACGGCATTTCGATAATATAAAATACGGAACCATCGTCAAGTTTTGCCGGAATGTGGTTGAATTCAATCCAGAACATTCCTTCATCCATCGGAGCCCATCCGGCTTCAGCACCCCAATCAGTAGGCTCCAGGCCGAGGAATTCGTACAGTTCGTTTATAACTGCTTCACCTCTGAGAATATAATTTCGATTCAAGTGATATTCTGCCATGAGGACCTGCTCGAGACTTGCTGTAAAGAATCTCTTTGAATATTCATCATACCAGAGCACTGGATCAGAAGAATTTTCATCCAAAGATATATCACAAGGACCGCTTAAATATGATGCTTCAATATATACTGTTTTGGACTTCTCCACCGCTAAAGCTTCGATAACTTTCTTGTCGGCCTCGTCACCGTACAATTCCTTGAGTTTTCGCCGATAGTCTTTAAAGCTCTGATCTAATAAGGCATACGCGCTGGCCATAGAGGATTGAGTCTTTCGATTCAACATCTGAGCTCCAAATATACATATAACAGTTGCTGAGCCCAACAACACTGCCGGAATATAAGGCACCGCAGCTACTTTAACCTTCTCAAGCGCAGTCAAATCCTCTCCTTTCTGAGATTCGGCTTCCCGGATAAGTAACAGTGCTTTTGGTGTGGCTCTCGCCGTTGCGAATGCCGTAGATACCGTCCCCATCGCAGCGAGTATCGTCAGGATCTTTGGTGAGTTTCTCTTGAGTGTCATTTTTACGTTCATACGATTTCTCCTTTCGCGTGAATGAAAACAAATAGTAAAAGAAATAGAACGGGATTCGAACCCGCGATCTCCGGAATATCCGGTGCTCTACCATCGAGCTGCCTATTTCTCTCATTAAAGGAGATGATTTTTACGCGAAACTAAAAAGAAAGAGCCCTTGTTAGGACTCAATCTCAGCCTTTACATATCTTTCTTCTAAATCGGAAATTTTGGACATAAATTTACATTTCCAATTAGCATCATCTCCGTTCAATAGTTCTGTAGCATATGACGCTGACGCACCATACCCTTTCAATAGTCCAAGGATATATCCTTTTCCCATCATGAACGATGTTTCAGCCACCGCATACAAAACACCACAGATTGCTAATCTTTTAATAAGTACATTCATACCAATTACCTCCTTTTGATTTTTGTCATAATAGCATATGGATATTTCGCGAAAAAAAAAAAGAAAGAGGTCAATGAATGATCGCACCTCTTTCCTGCAGAGTTATTTACCTCTGTTTAATAACAGGTAGATAAATATACCTCCAACAATTGCGATTAATACATCACTCATTTTCCTCTTCCTCCTTTGAGAATTTTGTTCTAATAGAATTTACGATATCATTGCCGTAATATACGATATATGGTATACATGCCGAAATTATCATAATCAACATCCATCCTTTCCAATGGATTAAAATCCAATCAAACTGCGGTTTTACAACCATTTCTTTGTAATCTTCTAATGATTTCTTCATAGTAAATTCCTCCTTTAAAATATAATTTTCTCATTATAGGAGTTGTAAGATACGCGAAAAGCAAGAGCCATTGCTGACTCCGCTTCGTGATTACTGTCTTTTCTTAATAAAGTGTCGGATAATTAATGCTATAATCACGACACATACAATCGCATCGCCGAATACTACAATTCCGGCAGCACCCAACGCTGCTACGCCGAGCACTGTCAATATTGCTAATACCGCCAATATGATGAATAAGATTGTAAATAATATCATAATGTAATCCCTCCTTTGAAATTAGTAATCTTTCCATTAGAGAAATTGTTTTTAACGCGAAAAAAGAAAGAGCCCTAGATTTCTCTAAAGCTCCTTCTTTGACTAGGTGGTTATAATTTTCTTCCGCACATTGGACAATATTTTATTTCAGTTGATGTTTCCAAGATACTCTCCCCTGCACATGGAATAAATAGATTCCCGATTAAATATGGTTTTCCATCATAATCTTCATTAACATAGATTTCCATACTCAAGACATCAGGAATTTCACCTATTCTAATTTGTTTATTGATAATATCTTCATCAGCTACATTGCCCTCGCTATAGTTGCAAAATTTACACATAATAGAACCTCCTTTATTTTTAGTCATAATAGCAATTGTAATTTACGCTAAATATCTCTTCGATCGAAACACGTTTCCCAGCGTTCTCGTTTCAAAGGTTTCATCTTCAAAGCCCACATGATCTGTCGGATGCTAGTTGTAGGATATAATCCATCCGCACACTCTCCGGAACGTTCATCGAAGAACTTCTTAAAGCCGGAATGCAGATATAAAGTATCAACCAGCCACGGATCGATTTCGGTCCAATATGTTGATTTAGTTTCTGGAATATAACGCTGCTGAATAACAGCCAGACCTTTTTCTCCGATTTTATATAAAGTACAGTGACTGTATACCGGATGATCACAAATATAAGTCTGTCCATACATGGAGGTGTAATGGTCTGGCTTGTCGTAATGGTATCTCATAATCTCCTCGTAAAAAGAAAGAGTCCTTGTTAGGACTCAATCTCTACCTTCTTTCGATTCAAATACTCTATAAATTGGTTTTTGTTCATTTTACTGGTTATCGCTTTACCAAAATTATAATACTGTTTCATAGTTTTTCCTTTAATATGTGGCGTTGGTCCAAGATTGAACTGTTCCCACGTATAATCACTCCATAAAACTATTACATAATTATTTTGATAACTGTTGTTTGCTCCCCAGTGTATATGTTTTACAATTTTCTCATCGTTCATAGATTTTCTCCTTTCAGATTTTTTTTTCATTACAGGAGCTGTGATTTTCGCTAAAATTGGACATAAAAAAAGAGCCTATATCGTTTAATATAAGCTCTTTGCGACATTATTTCTCTGTCACGCTCTTTATAATGTTAGCTAAGTATAAACAAAATAACGGTATCAATAGTGCTAAAAACCAATAGCTAAAATCGAAACAGGCATCATTTTTTATTATTTTACCGACTATCATGAATAATATCGAAATCAAAATAACAATGCAAATTGCCGCGTTCAAATATTTATGCCTCAGTTTTTGATTCTTTTCTTTCGTCTGCTTATCGTATAATTCCAATTCGAGTTCTTTTAAACGAATTTCTCTTTCAACTTCGGCCTCTTTAATCCTGGCTTCGTCTACTTTACGATATGTATGGGTGGTGGTGCCATCATCAATTAGGATCTTAGCTCCACAATATTGGCAAAAACACTGTTTGTGACCTTCTTCAATACTAATGTCAGCACCGCATTCCGGACATTTTAAAGAGATGATTTTTACCATTTTTCATCAACTCCCGGATACAGTCAGTAATCGCTGGCTTACTCTATTTTGAACATCCAGATAATATTTAAGTTCTTCAGTATTTAAATCAGAATTCCCCATGTCGTCCATTTTCTGTGTGAAATCAGCATATTTTTTCATATATTCGGTATAGTCATTTAACATGGATGCGACATCATCTGAATTCTCATATTTCTCCATAAAATCACAATACTCATTCATGAAGCTTTCATAGCTGTCCAAAAAGTCCTTTACCTCTGGACGAATTCCTGTCGAATCAGCAGTTGTCGTATCGTCTGCTGGAGCTTCTGTTTCTGCGGGTGCTTCTGTTTCAGTAGGCTGTGGTTCAGGAGTCGCGGTCGGATCTGCTACTGGAGTTTCTTCCTTAACAGTATTTGTTGAGCTTTCACCACATCCGGATATAGCTCCTACGCCAACCATAGCGCATAACACAGTCAATATTATTTTCTTTTTCATCATAAATAGCCTCCATTCTCTTCAAGTCTATATGAATATTATACTACTCCTACATAATTGTGTAAACAAAAAAAAACAAAGACGCCAAGTTTCCTCAGCGTCCCTGCTTATCCGTATTTTACTTCTTCGGAAGAAGTTTGTTAATGAAACCACGTCCCATTATAGTAGTGATTGTTCCGGTTTCCTCGAACTTAAATGATTTCAGAGTCCCCCAGATAATTACTGCAGTGGATACAACAGTTTCGCCAATGCTTATAGCATACTTGATTTTCCGATCTGTAGCTTCTGCTTTCATCTGCTGAACTTTAAGATCTGTATCGATTTCTCGTGCATCTCTTTTAAGTTCGTATTCAGTGTTAAGCTTGCTGATCTCAATCTGTCTGTCCATAAGCTTAGTGATTCCTTCGACGGCTACTTTGTAATCGTCTGAACCAAGCTCTGCTTCACCCAAAGCCTCAAGTTCTTCCTCCAATTCGCTTCTTAACAGTTTTTCGATAGTTTCCATTTTGAATTCCTCCTTTAAAAATAAGTTAATACGTTTCCGTAATAGGGACTGTTATTTGTGCGAATTATGCAGAATAACCATGGTTTTGTTCACAAGGTTTACGTCTTTTGGTAAAGAGACTTTTACTGAGTAGAAACCTTCATCAATAGAAATCTCATCATCTGAATATGGCATAACTGTGAAATATCCATGTCCAGATGTTTCCTGGTAAAACAAACGAGTAATGGCGATTCCTGTAAACATTCCTCCGAGAAAAATTAAATATGACATGCAACATCCTCCTTTGAATTGTTTTTATGAAAATCCCTCCCCGGGAATTTTTCACATTACAAATATAACTTTGTTTCCAGTAACCTGCATACGGATTCTAACCTAGAATAGCGCTTTGTCTAATCTAGGTTAAAAATAAAAGAAAGAGCCCTTAATAGAACTCTTCCTCGTATTCCTCAGATTTTGCTTTGGCATATAAACCAATAGAAATACAGTCAACCACAAACATTGCGGTTCCAGCCAGTGGCATTGTGTGTAACAATATTATTGTAAATATCATCATCAATATCACCACTTCTACTTTCACCAGCATCTTTGTGATTTCTTTCCTTTCTTTAATTGACATAATAAAACCTCCTTCAAAATATGTTTTCTTCTCGTAAAAGGGGCTGATTTCTACGCGAAAAATAAAAGACAGAGGCTATGCCCCTATCTTCTCTGCTTTCTCAGTTTCTCTTTGCAAAACGCTTACTTCTTTCTTGAGTTTTTCAACTTCGTAATTTAACTCTTCCGCATAACCAATAAGTTCCTTCATCAGTTCTATAGCTTTCAAATCTCGATCGGATATCAATCCGTCTTCGTTCTTAGCTGATCTGATGGCAGTTAACATAAAATAGTTCATACGTCCTTCAAATTTCATTCTGTCCATGTCTATCTCTCCTTTGAAAATAAGTTATTCTTTTTCATTAAAGCAGCTGTAAATTCCACGAATTATGGAGTATAATATCTAAACTAATATATGGGAGGTTTTATATGAACGGATATTTCACAGAAAACGAAGACGAAATCATTCAGCTTATCCTTAGAGGCGAAGCGGTTTGCGAGTGCGGTGCACTGATGAATTTAGATGACGACCAATTCGTATGTCCCAACTGCGGTAAAGTTTACGACATTGGAGAATATGAAGATAACGGTCCATATGTCGATCTTGTAGATGGATGCATACTTGTTGATTCTGAACCCGACATTCCGTCAGGATGTATAGCCTGTGGAGGCCCATATCCCAGTTGCATGTCCGCATGTTCCAGATTTGATGATTGAAGCTATTCTAGGTTTATGGTATACTATTATTCCAACCAAATCATGAAAGGAGCTTCAATATGACTAAAGCAGAAATCAACACATTTATTGAAACCATGGAAGAATTCGGTGATATCTGGACCGCAGACCAGGTAGAAGAAGTCTATGGAAGTAGCACCCTTGACGAAGCTATTGCCGATCGCAGATCATCACATGAGAAAATGGCAGACCTGATTGGTAAGGTTATTAATCGTTAAAAGAAAAATAAGAGGATAGCTGTCCGCTAACGGCCGTCCCCTTACTTTCTTTAGCTGAAAGATGTTACTCTTCTTTGAGTGCATTTATCAGCAGCATGTCGAAGAAGGCTCTGTCCTTGGATATCAGAATGAGCTGTCGCTTCTCGTCTTCGCCCAGATCCATCTCTTTAATTGTCTGGATGGTCTGTTCATCGAGTTTAAAGCTAATCTCCTTCAATTTGTCCTTGGACACCTCTTTGACTGCATCTAATAAAAGTTCGTAATTCATAGTAATTCTCCTTTCTTTTCTTTGTCATAAAATAAGCTGATTTTCACGCGAATTCAATCCCTCATCTTATTCAAAATCCAGAAGAATTTCCGATAGTTTTCATAATACACATCTTTGCAACATGGTATATCCATTTTGACTTTTAACACGTCGTAGGATAAACCCTCCGTCACTCCTTTCAGTATGTATTCAGCTAAGTCTCCGTTTGCTTTCTCCGCAGCTTTACGAACCATGTCCATACGTTCGGAGTAATAAGCTTTCATGATACCAACTCTTTCGGTCGGATTTGAAATATGCTTCATCTTACCGAAGGATGTCAGGTCGGCGGGTCTTCCAAGTAATCCGGTCATAGCTTCGTAAGTTTTCTTCCATATAGGATACTGCATACAAAAATGCTTGAGTTCATAATATCGATGTCGTTCTATCCAATATGGATTCCTCTCCGATACCTCAGGTCTTATCGTAGTTCCCATGTTTACTTCGTCCTTTCCAAATATAGCCTGTTTCTTCATAAAGTTTCTTCGGGGAAATATAATAATTAATGCGACCAAATTTACTATTCATCTGATCGATAGATGTTATTACTTTCCCATTCCTGGTAGCGGTACCTATGCTTAGATAACCGGTAATGATACCCGCACGAACCCAGCAGGCATCTTTACCATACACCCGTGCCGCTACTGCTACTGGCACTGATCCAGATCCAAATACTACTTCATCCAATGTTTTCCCTCCTTTCACGATTATTGTAGGCTAATGGCGTCTATTTGTTAAAACAAAGTCAGTGGAAAATATAACCTTTTAATCTTATGATGCACAACACATAAAAATGTTTTTACTACCGCCGTCTTTTCGCCACCGGTGCATCGTCATTTCGCTTGGATAATCCTCGAATCCAAGTGTATCTGGTGTTATGGTTCCTTCGATCACACCTTGTATGATTTCCCTTTCATAGTGTTTGAACGGGATTAAAGTGTCAGGTATAATTCGATGTATTTCACCACATTGCAGGCATCTATATCTATACACATAGATCTTTCGTACTTCACCGTACTTACCCTTCACTATTCTTTTAGCTTTATCATAATAGTGTGTCTGTCCTCCGCAATGCGGGCAGATAGGCCCATTATCGTATGTCATATAAACCTCCAAAATATATAATGTAGGAATTGACTATTCCTACACCGTATGATATATAATATAAAGTGAAAATACAATGGAAAGGATTGGTAACGATATGTTGATTAAATGTCCAGAATGTGATTTACAGGTTAGCGATCGTGCTTTTGCGTGTCCCCATTGCGGTTATCCGTTAAAAGAGCAACCCAAACCAGTAAGAAAATCATCAAGGAAAAGACGTCGGCTTCCAAATGGATTCGGTCAAATCAGCGAGCTTAAAGGTCGTAATCTCCGGAAACCATTCCGAGCTATGGTGACTGTGGGTAAAACCCCGAAGGGTAAACCGATATGCAAGCTTCTCAAACCAGAAGCCTTCTTTGAGACTTATAATGATGCTTATGCAGCACTTGTGGAATATAATCGTAATCCATATGATTTGGACGACTCAATGATCATGAGTGAATTATATGAAAAATGGAAAGAGGATTATGTGAACTCTGGTAAAAAGCTGGAATCCTTACGAGCACAATCTTACGCTTGGAGATATTGTGGTCCGCTTTATGACATGATGGTTAAAGAAGTTAGACCTAGGCACATACAAGGCTGTGTAGAAAATGCTTCCGCCATTATAGACGGAATGGAACGCGAAGCTTCAGCTAATACCAAAAATAAAGTCAAATCAGTCCTGAATCTCATGTTCGATTATGCCGTACAACATGAACTCACCGACAAAAATTATTCGCGAATGGTTAAATTACCGATAAGCCTTCAACGTGAATTACGTGAAAAAGAAGAACATCACACCCCATACACAGAAGAAGAAATGATGAAAATATGGAATAGCATAGGAATAGTAGATTATGTAGACATATTACTGATTCAATGTTATTCCGGTTGGAGACCTGGCGAAATTGGCCTCATAAAAATAAAGGATGTTAATTTAGACGATTGGTCATACACCGGAGGTATAAAAACAGAAGCTGGGCGAAATAGAACCGTTCCGATTCATAGCCGTATACGTGAGCTTGTGCGGGAGCGATATAACGAAGCTATAAAAGTCAATCGTGAGTATCTTTTCAATTATAGAGATAAAGAAGGAAGATATTCACAAATTACATACAGACGCTATCAGAGTATCGTAAACAATATAAAAAAAGCATTGAATCTTGACCCCGACCACAAGCCTCATGACGGACGCGCACACTTTGTCACAATGGCTAAAGAGGCAGGAGTTGACGAATACGCTATTAAATATATGGTCGGACATAGTATATCTGATATAACCGAACGTGTTTATACCACTCGCAGTTTCGATTGGTTACGATCTGAAATTGAAAAAATAAAATAGAAAGTATGTGATACGAAATATTCATTCATACATTTTAAAAAATATAGGAATGTTTATTCATACATTTTTTATTATCTTTTCTATAGTGTAGGAATAAAAATATACGAATAATGTACGAACGGTTCAAAATTATTCGATTCCTACCACATCTATAAATTCTAATACACCTTTTAAATACTAGATTTTCTCTCTCACTCGATTTTTCAACACAATGACTGCGG